AGCCGTCCAGACTTTGCCCGAACAAACCGATACCCACCCCCCAGAGCCCTACACAGCTTGGGGCAAGCGTCTCGGTTTATCAGTAGAGTGGGGCCCCCGTTCGTTTGACGGCCCAGCAATGCCTCAACTGCGCGTAGACGCGGTTCAATATCGTTCGTCGGGGCCGGGAAGCAGGGCAAACCAAGACGCTTAAGTACGTCAAAGCAACTTTCCTCAGAATGGGATGACTTGGCAACACCGGCAGGATCACCGACAACTGCGACTTTACACCCCATAAATTTGGATGAGAGGAGAACTGGCCGAAGATGCTGGTTAACATGCTTCTCCAGCCCGATGTTCTCGGCAGCGACCTCTGCATGGACGATAAGTCGTCCCATGTGGTCAGCCTGACAGATGACGCTCCACGGATTTCTGCCAAAGTCTTGTCCGACAATGAGGGGATAACCCGGAATGATATTCGTGTTATCCACGATGTGAAAATCCGACCGGAACGTAGCACGAAACACTGCTGCTCCTGAGGGGTCGTCGCCGTATTGCGCCATGACGTATCGTTTGACCCAGTCACTGTCTTCTCCGTACATTTCAACGAAGCGTTCGTAGTACTTGCGCCCCTGCGCGAGCCGGTCGGGATGGTTGACAGGCAGCTTGATCGTCTTCTCGGTCTGCGGCAGGTAATTAAGGTTTTCTGCCAGCGGCGACAGGCCCGAGGGCTGTTTGAATATCTGCCAATCTTTGGTTGGGTTCTCCATAAATGTGTGCCAAGGCGTCATGTCCGTCGGAAAGTTGGTATCGGCCACCATCCCAAACCATGAAGGCGTACCCTTGCGTCCGCTGGGGAAGCGACCTAATCGGCCTGAAATTGGAGCAACTACGTCCAAGTTCATTTCGATACATTCCGATAGCCAAGCGCCCGTAAGCTGCATACTCAACAAGCGGGCCTGATCCTCGCTGTTTTCCAGCGGTATGAATATCCATTCTGACCTCACGCTGCCGAAATTGAGGTGGAAGGTGTTCTCCGACACCTTCCACTCTCCAAGTCCTCCCAGCCACGACTGGCAGTCTTTAAGGACGGTGTCCTTCAACTGCTTCAATGTTTGTCGTACTATCGCGAACCGGGTGTAGCTTATGCCGTCCACTGCGGGGGCTTGCTGGATGGAGCGACGCAACAGTTCTATGACACAACCAGTCGTTTTACCGGACCCGACAGGTCCGGCAATCAAGCGCCCGAAGGCATCCGACCGCATGAAAGCGCCGATGGTCGGACAGTTGGTGGTGTCGTAGTCTACTACTGCCACTTGACCCATTCCTTCTCACGTTCCGCCTTCTTCTGGCCTTCGAGGTAGACTTGCCAGTGTGCGGTTATCCCATGCTCGGGGTGAACAAACCACAGTGCCTGTGACGGCAGGGCCGGTTTCGCCCGGAGAGCGAGCATGGCGTATTCGTCGTATCCCTTGAGGGAGTTATTGCAGATCAATCCCGGGTGCGGGATGTATTGGTGCCAGTGGCCTATGAGGAGGGTGTCGAAATCATTGCCAATCGCCGCTTCGCTGCGACCCACTTTAATGGCCCCCCGGAGGATTGGACCCAACGCCCCGATGATACCATCACCGCCCTTAACCCCGAGACTATCGCCGTGGGTGAGGAGGAAACGATGGCCGAACACCTTGAAATGACAATCAGCCCCGGGTGGTACGGCGAAGCGAACGCGCTCATCCTTTCGGAAGTGGCGTTCGAGGTTGCAGTAGATGGACCAGTCATAGTTAGTGAACACCCTCCCCTTCATTCTCGGTTTTCTGGTAGCCCGCCCATGATTGCCGACCACGCAAGGTACGAAAACACGACCGAATTTATCAGCCAGTTGTTCCAGTCCTGCTGCGATGAGGTCAGTAAGGTCGTTGACAGCTTGATGTGGTGTTCTATCGTTGGTTGCCATAAGTTCTTCATGTATGTCGCCCCCGATCATATCGCCTGCGAGGCACACCACAATGCCGGGATAGGCCACGTCGGCGCGGCCCATGTGATTGAAACACAAGTCGATGGTGGTGTTAACCAGTCTCTCGACCCGTTTCTTCGCGATTGACGAGTTGAAGCGATTATGCCCGCCGACTTCGTCGGGGTTGACGACTTCGCCGTAATGCCAGTCGGACCAGATGGTCATTGGTCCGCCGCGCTCGCCGTTCTTCACGCCCTTGCCAGTGAGCCACGCGGGCGGCTCGGGGGTGTGTTCTGCGAGTTGGAAGATTGTGCGCCGGATACTTTCGGCGGTGTCCTCTTGCAGATGCAGCGTTTTAAGCTGTTTCTTGAGGTCGTCCAGTTCTCTGTTCTTTTTTCTTATGAGCGCGGCGGCGTCGAGCAGCTTCTCGGCGTCGGTCTTCACGGGCGGGGCCATTTCTACTCCTTCGGTTCAGTTCTTGGCGTTGGAGGGTCAAGGTGTAGCGGCGCTGCGTCTCGCGCCCCTTCGGGCTCTGCTCGTAGCGGCGTTGCGTCTCCCTGCCCTTCGCGGTTTTGCGGTATTTCTTCTGCCGCAACAGATGGAGCAATCGCTTGTTCGAGGACGATTTTTTCGTTGTTTCCGAGGTTGATGCTGATAGTGATCTTTTCGCCGGTTCCAGCCTCAGCAGCACGTTCTCCAATGCCCGCAACCTTGGCGAATAGCTTGGCGGCTTCGACTGCTTTGTTGAGGTCTTCATCTTTGGACTGCATCCGGGCCCCGAGCGTGGGTAGCGCCTCTTCCAAGGCAACAGCGGCCTTGAGCCTCACCCTCTCCGGGGTGTTCGTAGCGGCTTCCCACTCGATTACCGATGCCTCTAGTGTGCGGCGAAAGTAAGGCATTACCTCGATAGACGCAAACTGAGACTGTGTCAACTTGTAGGCTTTGAGGATCGTGGCCTTGTTCTGCATGTCGTACGCGAGTTCGCGTGCCAGCTTGACGATCTGGTTCTCTGTCAGCGTTACCGGCTCGGTAACAACGGGCAGGGCGGCGATTGGGTTGGTGTGCAACGGCTCTACCGTGCAGACGCCCAGTTCAAGCGGGGCGAAGCACACGTCACAGCGGGCAGTAAGGTCGGTCATAGGGGGCCTCCGTGGCTGGGATACGCGCTAGTCGTTAATTACTCCTTAGCATGTTCCGATTACGGTGCGGCTGTCACACTATCCACCGGGACGCACATGGCTGACACACTAAGACAATCCGGCGTACTACAGGTCATTCCCCCGGCGCAGTTGGAGGCTCAGCTTCAGAAGCGGGCGGACGACGCCGCCGCAGCCGCTGCCCCGAAGCCCCCTGACATTACGCCCCTCGCTGGGTACATTCGTACACAATTTGAGATAATGCGAAACCACAGAAACACGCAGGCCGGGTGGTCGAACCGCCTGATCGGCGCGTTGCGGGTGTTCAACGGGCAATATGACCCGACCAAAATCCAAGAAATCCAGAAGATGGGCGGCAGCGAGGTGTTTGCCCGCCTGATCGCCCAGAAATGCCGCGCCGCCTCTTCGCTGCTGCGGGACATTTACCTCGGGCAAGATCGCCCGTGGGCCCTCAAGCCGCCTACGTCCCCGACCATTCCGCCTGACGTGATGCAGAACATCGACGTTCTGTTGCAGCACGAGCATACGATGGTGTCGCAGTCCCAAGGCGGGACGCCGCCCTCTGTTTCCGACGCCAAAAAGCGCCGCGACGCCCTTATGAGGAGCGCCACCGATGCCGCCAAGAAGAAATCCGCTGCCCAGTGCCGCATCAGTGAAGACAAGATCGAAGACATACTACGCCAAGGTGGGTACTATCATGCTCTTGCCGAGTTCCTTGTGGACCTCCCCATATTCGTCTTCGGATGTATCAAGGGCCCTGTCGTTAAGATTGTGCCAGAGGTGCAATGGCCACCCGGTGGTGGTCAGCCTAATGTCGTCCAATCGCCTCGTCTTACGTGGAACCGCGTCTCGCCATTCGACATTTGGATGACCCCGGGCGTTGCCGATATTGAAAACGCCGACGTTATCGAGAAAATGCGCCTCACCCGCGCCGAACTGAACGACCTGCTGGACCTCCCGGGATACAACACCGACGAAATCCGCGCTGTTCTTGACGAATACGGGCGGGGTGGCCTCTACGACAACTGGGATACCACGGACGCTGAGCGGGCCGTGCTGGAGAGCCGCGAGAACCCGGCGTGGAACCGGTCCGCAATGATTACAATGATGGAGTTCAACGGCAATGTTCAAGGCCGTACGCTCCAAGAATATGGCCTCGCGGTCCCCGACGAACTGCGGGACTACTCCGTGCAGGCGTGGGTCATCGGGTCGCACGTTATCAAGTGTCAACTGAGCCCGAGCCCGCGCAAACGTCATCCGTATTTCATCACCTCCTTCGAGAAGGTCCCCGGCACCCCGGTCGGCAACGGCTTGACGGACCTCCTTGCCGACCTACAGGAAGTAGCCAATGCCACGTTGCGAAGTTTGGTCAACAATATCTCCATCGCCTCCGGTCCTCAGGTGGTCATCAACGACGACCGGCTCTCTCCCGAGGAAAATGGCGAGGATATGTACCCTTGGAAGCGCTGGCACACACGCAACGACCCCGTTGGGTCCAATTCACAGGTGCCCATCAGCTTCTTCATGCCGACCTCGAACGCGCAGCAGCTTATCGCCGTCTTCCAAGAGTTCGTTTCCATAGCCGACGATGTGTCGGCCATACCGAAGTACGTAGGCGGACAAGCCAGTTCCGGTGGCGCAGGCCGTACAGCTTCGGGGCTGGCGATGCTCATGGGCAACGCCAGCAAAATTCTACAGACTGTCAGCGCGAACGTCGACCGCGATGTGGTCGAGCCGTCTCTGTTGCAGTTGACCGACATGATTATGCTCACGGACACGTCGGGCCTCCTCACGGGCGAAGAGAAAATTACGGTCCAAGGCGTCAACGTCGCCATCCAGCGCGAGACGCTGCGGCAGCGCCAGATCGAGTTCCTGCAAGCCACGCAGAACCCGGTGGACAGCCATATCGTCGGGCTCAAGGGCCGCGCGGCCATGCTACGGTCGGTCGCCGCGACCCTCGGTATGGACGGCGAAGAAATCGTTCCGCCCGAGGAAGTCATCGAGCAGATGGACAAGGAGCAGAAGGACAAGGCGAAAAACGCGCAGCAGGGCGCTCTCGAACAGAAAGTCGAGGAGGGCATCCAAGCTGGCGTCAAGGCGGGCGTTTCCCGAATTTCGACCGAACTCACGGCGGGCGTCCTTGCCGAACGCGCCCAGTTGCCGGAAGGCAATCCGACGCACTTGGGCACACTCCCGATTGGAAACGGCAATGTGCCCCCGGCTGCACCGCACCCGCAGGGAAATACGCCGGGTACTGACTTGCGGCAGATGGCGGCTCACGCGCAAGGTACGAAGCCAAAACGGATGACCGGTGGCGGAATGTCGCCGCAGGTCGCCAATTTGACCAGTCGTTCGAGAGGACCGGGCGCTCGCCCGATTTCTCCCGGCGTCGGTTAAACATTTAGCAACGAGTAGTGTGTAGACACAGAGGACCAGATAGGGGTTTCACGATATGTCGATTATCTCATCCAAGGACTACGACAAACAGTCCATCCCGGGTATTTTGCGGCAGGTCGTTGATCGCCTCAATCTCGGTGGAACGGGCGCAACAGGTCCCACAGGTGGAACGGGCGCAACTGGCTCAACCGGCTCAACAGGCCCGACCGGCGCGAACGGCGCGGCGGGCGCAACCGGCGCAACTGGCCCGACTGGCCACGCTGGTCTTCGCGGACCGGCTGGCGCGGCCACTCCGGGCCCGACAGGCGCAGCAGGCGCGACTGGCCCGACCGGCGTCACCGGCCCCGCGTTTGGACCGACTGGTCCGACCGGCGCAGTAGGCGCAACTGGCCCAACAGGTTCAGACACTGTCTTCATTGCTCCCGATGCCGATCCCGGCGTGACTGGCGCGGTGTGGAATGATAACGGCGATCTTCGCGTTTCAGCAGGAGCTTAACCGATGCCCCCGGCACGTATCAATGTGCCTGTAAATCCTGACGATCAGGGTATTCAGGTCGCTCTGAAAGCCTCCGTCGACCGCGTCAATGCCGCCGACATAGTCGGTGTTGACGGGCCCGCAGGCGCAGCAGGCGCAGCAGGCGCGACTGGCCCGACCGGCAATACTGGCGCTACCGGCGCAAGCCCGACTGGGCCGACTGGCCCTACCGGCGCGATTGGCGTCACCGGCACTTCGACGCCTACAGGCCCAACGGGTCCGACCGGGTCCTCGCAAGTCACGGGACCGGCTGGTCCTAATAGTACGCCGACCGGCGCGACCGGCCCGACAGGCCCGCGCGGCGCGACCGGCGCACAAGGCCCCAACCCGAAAGAGGTTGACAATCTTTTTATTCCGCCTACAACTAACCCCGGCGTGACCGGGCAGGTGTGGAACGACGAAGGCGTCCTTCAAGTATCACGAGGTCCGACACCCGGCGAATAAAAAGACTACCCTAGACCCCACTAGGAGACGGAAGTGAAAATCTGCCTGAACATGATCGTCCGCAATGAAGCGGATAAGATCGCCCGCTGCCTATCAAGCCTCGTTGACCACATTGACTGTTGGTCTATAACGGACACCGGATCGTCGGACGGGACACCCGAGGCGATCACGGCGTTCTTCAAAAAGCACAACAAACCCGGATGCCTCCACCATGAGCCGTTCGTCAACTTCGAGCAGGCGCGGAACGCCGCGCTTACTCACGCCCGCACCGACCCCATTGAATGGGATTATATCCTCCTCTGCGATGCCGACATGTCCCTTGTCGTCAAGGACAAGGACTGGCGAAAGGCGCTCGCTGGGGGTCAGTCTTACGAAGCGGTACAACGAGGTGGGACACTCACTTATTTCAACAAGCGATTTGTTAAACGTGGCGAGACCGGCCTCTATCGCGGCGTCACCCACGAGTACCTCGACATACCGTCCAGCGGGTGGGTGGATGGTATTATCTTCAAGGATTACGGCGATGGGACGAACCGCAAAGATAAATTTGTTCGAGACATTGCGCTCCTCTTGGACGGACTTCGGACCGAGCCCAATAACGCCCGATACTGGTTCTATCTTGCGTCATCTTACAAGGATGCAGGCGATAACGAAAAAGCAGCGGAGGCCTACCGGCAACGCGCCCTGATGGGCGGCTGGGACGAGGAAGTCTGGTACTCCCTCTACCAGCGTGCAATCTGCCTGAAAGATTTGGGCCGCGATGCTGAGTTTATACAGCAGACCATTGATGCCTTTAATCGCCGTCCGACGCGGGCCGAGACGTGCTGGCTGCTGGCCAACTATTTCCGGCATAACGGCATGAACGAAGCGGGCCTTATGTGGGCCGAGCGCGGCTTGCAAATACCGTATCCGACGGACCGGCTGTTTGTGAATGACTACATGTACCGGACGGGGCTCATGGAAGAGTACTCGATCATGGGCTTCTACAACGAGCGCCATCGCCCGTTTGCCGCCAAGTGCTGCAACAAGCTGATGCTCGATAAGGAAGGGACCGACGCCTCGCGAAATCAGGCGCGGTTCAATATCTACCACTTCCTCAAGCCGTTGAAGGACCGCTGCAAGTCGTTCAATGCGAAGAAGCTGGAGGTCGACGTACCAGAGGGATGGGTGCCGCTTAACCCGTCAGTGACAACGTACAATGGGGCGTTATACACGACGATCCGCACCGTCAATTATGAGATTGACCACGACGGTCGGTACAACATCGCAGGGCACGGGCCCGAAATCGACGCGAACAATCCGATACGAACCCGTACTCTACTCGCAACTCTCAGCCCCGCAACTCTTGGGGTTACTGGATATGCACCTCTCGAATTGCCTCCAATGCGCCCGCCCGAATATAAGCTCGTCAGGGGCTTTGAGGACTGCCGTCTCTTCGAGTATGGCGGCGAACTCTGCGTATCAGCGTGCTGTCGCGAAACAACCCCCGAAGGCTGGTGCGAACAAGTCTTCGCGAAAGTAGGCAAGAACAACGTCCTCTATGACTGGCACCGCATGTTGCCAGAGACACGCCAACATGAGAAAAACTGGATGCCGCGCGTGAAGGACGGCGAATTGCAGTTCTTCTACCGGCTGGGCACGGTGGTCGATGAACACGCCAAAGTTATACGGGAGAAGGAGACACCTCTTGCGACTGAGAGAATTAGCGGTGGGTCGCAGGCAATACCATACGGCAACGGATGGCTCGCGGTCGTTCATGAGGCTAACTTCATCCCGGGCACCCAGCGACGGTATTACCTGCATCGCTTTGTGTGGTGGGACCAATATTCCAATGTTAGGCGCATCAGTGATCCATTCGTATTCAATGGACGATCCATTGAGTTTTGCGCCGGTATCACGGTCCACCCGAACGGCAAGGCCCTCGTGGTATCCTACGGCGTTGCGGACCGCGAAGCATGGATCGGCGTGATTTCCAAGGAAGACGTAGATGGGATGGTGTTCGATGAGTAACCCGATTGCGAACCTTGACTGGGTCAATACGCAGACCAACTCCGCGCTCCAATCCGAGCACGAAGTCGGATACGCCCGCGTCCTCACGCTGGAGGACGGCTACAATTTCCACAACGAGCGGTGGAAGAACTGGGACAACTACGCGGCACTGCACCATACGTTCCTGCTGACAAGCGCCGACGACCTTATAGTGGACGCTGGCGCTTGCCGCGACCCAAAATACCCATCGGCATATCTCCCGACGCTGGCCAAGCGCGGCTATCGCGACTTGATGGGTGTCAATCTGGACGAGAAGACGCCGTACAGCTTCGAGAGTGGGGTCGTGTACCGACAAGGAAACATCGAGCATATGGGGTTCCTCTCCACGAAATCGGTGGCTTTCCTCGCCTGCCTCAGCACTATCGAGCACGGAGTGAATTTGGAGAAGTTCTTCCACGAGGCTGGGCGCGTTCTCCAGCGCAATGGTCACCTGTTTGTGTCCTTCGACTACTGGAAGGACCCGGTCGATACGCGCGGGATGCACGCCTTCGGCGTCCCGATCAAGATTTTCGACGAAGCTGACGTGCGCCAGATGGTTGAACTGGCCTACGCGAATGACATGGACCTAACGTCCCCATTCGTGCCCGACTGCCGCGACCGGGTCGTGAAGTGGATGGGCCTCGAATACACGTTCGCCAACCTTCTCCTCCGTAAGAAATAATTTACGCCTTAGCCTTATCAGTTGGAGCCATCGCGATATGGTTCCAACTGGAGGCTCCTATGGCCACTAACGAAAAGTCCCACAACGTCGAGTTCGCCAAGGGCGGCAAGACGAAGATGTTTGGCAAGCAAGCTGCGGGTCCGCAGAAGCCTGCTGACACTGCCCATGACGTAACTGGCGGTGCCCCGGGCGACAAGTACGCCTGCGGTGGCTCCACGAAAATGTTTGGGTTCGCAGGCTCGCAGCCCGCACAGGCTGGCAAGACCAGCGCCCGATAATGTCCTTCGGCTCGATCAAGGGCGGCGGGAAAAAGGGTCCATCACGAGTGCCTGCGCCGCGCGGCGAGGCAAAATTCGTGCTGGGTTCGCGCCCGTCTGCCTTTCGATCACCGACGCCTAAGGGCATCAAACCCGAGACGCAGAAGCCCACTCGGGACTACGGCAAACCGGAGAACCTTCCGGGCTTCGACAAAACCGGCCTGACCGGGGAGAGTTAACATGCCCGTGTTCAAGAAACACCTGACGCCCCTCACGAAGAAGGGCCAGATCGACAAACACGAGGGCAAGGGCGCGAGAGTATTCAAGCCTGCCCCTCAGCAGTCGTTCAATAACTTCGCCAAGTCGACGCCTATGGCGAACCCGCAACCGCCGAGCCTTCCCGATACAGACATGGACGGGATGTAATGACGCCAGTTCAGGGGGTGGCGCAACGCGCCGCCTTCCTCAAGCACGCTGCCCCCAGTGAGTTTGAGGAGTTCGTTAAGGCTTTATCAGCCTATTCGGACCATATCCTACGAGGAGTGATTGCCGCGCCTTCCGATGAAGTCCTTGTGGCTCAGGGGAACGCGCAAATGCTGCTGAAGGTCGTACAGACGCTAGTCGAGTGCGATAGCCCGAAGCAGAACCGACCCACACCGTAAGCCCCCCAAGCCCCGTGTGCGTCAACAGGAGTTTGAGCTATGACGACCCAGCCCGCCCCGGCTGATCGGGTGGACCCCAATGTCCGTATGCCCGACAGCGTAAGAGCAGCCGCAGCCAAAGCCGCATCGTTTTACGAACAACCCCCAGCAGACGCGCCCGCAAGCGCGGAACCGGCAAAAGAACCGGCTGCTGAGGGCGTTACCGAACCGGTAACACCAGCGCAGCCGCCCGCCGCCGCTGCCCCTGAACCGGCGAAAGAACCGGCAGCAGCCCCCGCCGCCCCGGTCCAACCGGTTGAACCCCAACAGCCGGAACCCACAGAGCAGGATTGGCATCACCGCTTCCTGTCCATGCAGGGGCGCTACAACGCCTCACAGAAGACCATCGGCTCCTTGCAGGAGCAGATCGCCCAGATGGGCGACGAACTCATGCGTATGCAGGGTGCGCTTCAAGGCCAGCCGCCAACACAGGGCCAGCAGCCGGACACGCGGTATCAGAAGCTGACCGAGAAGGATGTGCAGGAGTACGGCACCGAGTTGATCGACGTGGTGAAGCGGGCCGCAGCCGAGGTTGTTGCTCCTGAGTTGGAAAGCGTCAAGGCCGAAAATGCGGAGTTGAAACGGGAGGTTGCCTATACTGCCCGCGAGCGCCTGTTGCAGCATCTGGACACCGCGCTGCCCGAGTGGCGCACCATCAACAAGGACCAGCGTTTCCTCCAGTGGCTCAATTTACCAAATGTTTACACTGGGGTGATAAGAAAACAGATGTTGAACCAAGCCTATCAAGCGGCTCATGCCCCTAGGGTGCTTGCGTTCTTCAAGGACTTCCTCTCAGAGGAACGTGCCACGGGTCATAGCACAACCCCGACGCAGCCAGCGGCCCCAGCGGCCCCTCGCACAGCGGCGGTCCAGTTGGAAACGCTTGCAGCCCCCGGCAAAGCTCGACCGGCCTCAGGTAACACTGACGCGCCCGCCGACAAACCAGTATTCACTCGTGCCCAGATTGCGGCGTTCTACGCGGACGTTCGCGCCCAGCGATATGCTGGACGTGACGCCGAGAAGAACCGCCTCGAACAGGAGATTTTCGCGGCGCAGCGAGAAGGGCGTGTACGTTAAACCGGGGACCTAACCGTCCCCACAAATGGAGGGGACAATGGGTATCCCAACCGCAGGATTTCCGGGTGCAACCTCAGGCTCAACGCCTGCAATTTACCCGGTAGGCTCGACTACCAACGGCCTTCAGGCTTCGGGGTTTATTCCCGAAATCTGGTCGGGCAAGTTGGTCGAGAAGTTTTACGCCTCGACGGTCCTTGCTGCTATCAGCAACACGGACTACGAGGGTGAAATCAAGAACAAGGGTGACCGGGTCAAAATCCGCACCAAACCGACGATCAGCATCCACGACTACAAGTCGGACGGATTGCTGGGCCTTGACCGCCCGACTGGCGGCACGGTTGAGTTGTATATCGGCAACGGCAAGTACTTCTCGCTCATCCTCGACGACGTGATGGAAGTCCAGAGCGATCTGAACGTCCTCAGCATGTGGTCGGACGATGCGGCGCAGCAGTTGAAGATCGCTGTCGATACCGACGTGCTGGACGGCATTGTCGGCCAGTGCAACGCGGCCAACAAGGGTACGTCGGCTGGCGCGATCACCGCCTCGATCAACCTTGGCGTGAAAGGCACGCCGCTCTCCGTCGTGGGCAAGAACCCCGACACGGGCGACGTGGAGTTGCTGGACGTGCTTATGCGTCTGGGTCAGGTCCTTGACGAACAGAACATCCCCGAAGAGGGACGTTGGGTCGTCATGCCTGCTTGGGCTGGCCGCATGATTAAGCAGTCAGAACTCCGTCAGGCGTACCTGTCTGGCGACAGCGTGTCGATGCTCCGCAATGGACGCCTCGGCATGGTGGATCGGTTCACGATCTACATCAGCAACCTGCTCCCGACCAACGCGACGGACAGCGCGAACTTCGACAGCGGCGAATGGCCCATCTTTGCGGGTCACGCGCACGGTCTGACGTTCGCCTCTCAGATCAGCAAGGTCGAGACGCTGCGCTCGGAGTTGACCTTCGGTCAAATCCTGCGCGGTTTGCAGGTCTACGGCTACCAAGTCGTGGACGGCAAGGCGCTGGCGCAGTCGATTGTGACGCCGAACTCCTAATCGGGGTTTGTGACAACAAAGAACAGGGCCCGGGGGCAACTCCGGGCTCTTTTGTTATGCAATCCTTAACCGGTAGTCGTTACCGTACGCGCACCAACCGACGGTGGGAAGCATGAGTACCCTGAAAACAGTGAACGACTACATCAGCGACATGCGGACGCTCCTCTTGGATACCATCGCGCCCTATCGCTACGACGATCCGAGCCTGCTTATCGCACTCAATCTGGCCTTCATGGAGGGGCGGCGTATCCGTCCTGACCTGTTCGTGTTCCACGACGAGGACGGCGACGGGGACGAGTTGCACACCTATCACACGGTCGATAACCGGCCCGTGCCTATGGAAAAGCCATTTCGGATGGCCTTCGTTTACGGGGCTTGCTCCCACGCCCTAGCCCGAGACCAAGAAGATGTTCAGGACAGTCGTTCTAACTCGTTCATGAATGTCTTCTCCTCGGTACTCACCGGCCTGAAACAGGCCCCCGTGCAGGGTGGCACTCCGGGCGGACCTCAGCAAAAGTCGGGGGGCTAACCTATGGCGACCACACCTGATATGACCCGCCTCCTGCACCTGCTGGAAATGAAACTCCCGGGTGCGTCGAAGGCCGGTATCAAGGCCGAACTCTACGAGACTGTGAGCGAGTTCTTCCGCGACAGTTCGTCTTGGGTGGAAAAGATACAGGTTAACGTAGTGGCTGGTACCACCGAGTACGAACTGACCCCCAGCGTTGGGCAAGTGATCCGCCTGTGGGGCGTCGTCGACGCCAACAATCTTCCTATTGCTGCCGTCATGCCGACGGTCGGCACGCTGCGCCTAGGCTACACGCCGAACCAGAACGCCACGTTCTTTGCCTACGCCGTTTTGAACGTCACGCTTCCTACAGACAGCGACAAGCTGCCGGTTCTCCCCGACTGGTTGCTGCAACTTTACACGCACGTCATTCTCGACGGCACCTTGGGCCGCATGTATGGCCAGCCGCAGAAGACGTACACTAACGACCAACTCATGGCGTACCATCTGCGGCGCTTCCGCGACGGCGTTGCTATGGCCCGCGTGGCCACGATCCGCGCGAACACCGTTGGCACGCAGAATTGGCAGTACCCGAGACAGTTCAAGACCCAGAGCCAGCGCGGCGCGGTGTCAGTCGGCAATACACAGGGGTTCTAAGATGAGCGACGTAACCTGCGCGGTAGTGGAAATCGAGGTTGCCAACAACGCGACGTTCTTGGATGCGTGGCAGTTTGGTGACGCTGACGATTTTACGTGGGACCTAGTTGGCCAGAACTTCAAGTTGGAGGTCAAGGCGAGTAGGGATGACGTTTCTGCTCTTTTGTCATTGAGCAGCGTGGATGGCACGCTAGTGGTGGACGACACCACGGCTCGCATTATCCATGCGAACCTTGACGACAACGACCTTCGGGCGGCTCTACCGGTTGGCGAGTATGTCTACGACCTCATCATGTATGACGGATCGGCCCCGCCTGTTCGTATCCGCCTCATGCGCGGCAAGTTCAAGGTGCGCCAAGGCGTAACGGGAGAAGAATAATGTCCTTCGTAATCTCACCAGCACCTATTGCAGCCATGCCGGTCCGCGTGATTGGCGGACCTACTGGCCCTTCGGGCGGACCGACTGGGTCCACCGGCCCTACTGGTTTTGGCCCTACTGGTCCGTCTGGACCGCTCGGGACGGGACCGACTGGACCGACTGGCTTCGGCGCGACTGGGCCGACCGGGTACCCCGGCTTGACCGGCGCAACTGGCCCGGTTGGCGTTGCCGTGACTGGCGCGACCGGACCTTCTGGTGCTGATGGTGGCGCGGGTGATGACGGCGCAACTGGCCCGACCGGCCCTACCGGATCATCCGGTGCCGCGTCAACAGTTACAGGACCGACGGGAGACCCGGGTGGACCGACTGGCCCGACTGGGGCTGGTGGACCGACGGGCTCAGTGGGCGCGACCGGCCCCAGCCCGCTTGCGGATATTACGTTCCTCATTGATGGGGGCGGTGTCGCGATTTCTACGGGCGTGAAGGGCTACATCACGGTGGATTTTGCCTGCACGATCCTGCAAGCCACGCTGCTTGCGGATCAGACCGGCAGCATCATTGTGGACATTTTCAAGTGTACCTACACAAACTTCGATGCGGGCTCTACGCACCCGGTGTCAGGCGACAAGATTACGGCATCGGCCCCGCCGACGATCACGTCGACATATAAGTCGAAGGACGCGACACTGACGGGGTGGACGACTTCTATCGCGGCAGGTGATGTATTGGCGTTCAACGTCAATAGCGTTTCGACCATTACGCGCTGCGCTGTGATGCTTACTGTCCAACGCGCCTAACCGGAGGGGATAATGGCTATTCCCTCTTTTGTGAACTCGGGCACCCGCAGTTCCACGGGCTTTGGTACTTCGGTTAATCCGGGGTACCCAGCGTCGTGCGTTGCGGGTAACATCGCCTTCTTGATAATGATGAACCCGATTGCTACCCGTACGCCGAACTGGCCTGCCGGGTTCACTCAGATTTACCTCGATAACGTCCATTTTACGTTCGCGGTTGCATACAAAATACTTGCTGGGGGTGAGAGTGGCACCGTAAACGTCTCGTGGACTTCGGCCACTTCAGGCCACGCTTACATGGTGCAGTACACGGGCAACGTCGCCCTTGCGGCGTGCTTGGGACAGACAAAACAAGATGCCTCAGGCTCCGCTACCAGTTGGAGTTACACGTCTATCGCGACCACCTCTAACAACAGTTTGGTGATAGCGTTCTGCGGCGACGGCAACAATAACTACACGTCGATCAGTGCCCCCAGCGGCTGGACGAAAGATTTAGGCGCTTCTAGCGACTTTGTGATTTCGGCAGGGATAGCTTCATCGGGCAACCAGCCTACTTCGCCATTTGGCGTATCCGGGTTGTCCAACGGCTCGTTCCACAAGACGTTCCAGCAGGAACTGCGCTCTGTCATTCCGGGCCTGAAATGGTCCCAAACCGCGATGGTGGGATAATCATGCCGCAGCCAGTCGGACCCACCGGACCGTTTATTGTTACCGAACCGGTAACATTTGTGGTTCATGAAGATAGGGAACACACATACTTTTACGTTCGCGCTGATGACCCAAGCGACGACGAGGACTAACGATGCCTACAGGAACGGTCGTACAGGTTGAGAATTTTGAGGAGTTGATGCTCTCCATCCTTGGGGCCACTGGTCCTACGGGCGCGGCTGGGCGCGACGGTGAATTTGGTGGGCCGACTGGCCCGACGGGTGACCCGGGCTCCGACGGTTCCGAGGGCCCGACCGGCCCTGCTGGTCAGCAAGGCAACCAAGGCCCGACCGGGCACAACTCGAATGTGACTGGCCCGACCGGCCCGACTGGCGATGCGGGCGACCCGGGCTCCGACGGAGCCGACGGCCCCACCGGGCCTACCGGCGCAACTGGTGCCGCCAGCACGGTTACCGGCCCGACCGGCGCAACTGGTGCCGATGGTATAGCAGCAGCTACAGGCGCGACCGGACCTACGGGCCCGGGCGTGGGTGCTACCGGCCCGACCGGTCCTCAGGGGACCGTAGGCGCGACCGGACCGACCGGGCCTACAGGCACCACCGGTCCCACAGGTTCTGCTTCGACTGTTACAGGACCGACCGGCAACACCGGCTCAGCCAGCACGGTTACCGGCCCGACTGGCCCGACTGGGCGGCAGGGCATTGCAGGCCCGACGGGCCCCGCTGGCGGACAAGGAAATCAGGGCGTTACCGGCCCCACCGGAAACACGGGCCCGACCGGCCCCACCGGTGCAGATAGCACAGTGACGGGCCCCACGGGCTTTACTGGCCCTGCGGGCGAAGTTGCGGCGACTGGCGCTACCGGCCCAACGGGTCCGAGCAATGGCATCACTGGGCCAACGGGCGCAAGCGCACCGTTCACTACGCTCATCACTAACGTGACGCAGGTAGTCACCGTGACTGCCCCGAGCGCAGGCATATTGGTGGGTAACATCGCGGTCCCCGGTCTGTTGACGACCGATGCCGTTCACGCGGAGGTGGTTGGCACGGTACCCCTTAACTGGTGTCCGTTCAACTTCTCTTGTAACACGAACGACGTACTGACGATCACATTCCTGAAACTGAAGGCTACCACCAGCTTCGGTACCGTTTCGTTGCGGATTACTGTGGTGAGGGTGTAATGCTCATAGGAAAAACAACGCAGGTCGTCAACGCCAACACCCGTCTTGAGGTGGACTATTCGCATTTTTGCCAAGCTCACAACGATCAGTTGGCGAGCGTTAACGTCACCGTTGACAATGGTCTGGCGACGATCAGCGACATTGTGATTTCCCCGAACAAGCACCGGGTCACGTTCCTATTGAACGGTGGTACGGTGTTCGATCAGTTCAACGTCATCATTGAGGCGGGCTTCACTTCAACGGTTATCCGGTTCGACCACATCGAAGTATCTGTCGTTACGAACGGCGGCACGACCTTTGTCTCTGGCAATGCCGAGACGATGCTGTCAATTATTGGCGCAACTGGTCCTTCTGGCGCGACCGGACCCGCTGGTCCTATCACCAGCTTCCCCGGGCCGACGGGTAACACTGGCCCCACCGGAAATACTGGACCGACCGGCCCCACCGGAAATACTGGACCGACCGGCCCCACCGGAAATACTGGACCGACCGGCCCTACCGGAAATACTGGATCGACTGGACCGACGGGTAACACTGGCCCGACGGGCTCCCAAGGTATTCAGGGCGTCCAAGGTATTCAGGGCATCCAAGGCGACACTGGTCCTACTGGATTTACTGGCCCCGCTGGTGCGGTTGCCGCGACCGGCGCAACGGGGAACACGGGACCGACCGGCGATACCGGCGCTCAGGGCGCTGCGTCGACTGTGACCGGCCCGACTGGCAACACGGGCCCGACCGGCCCTACTGGCGCAACCGGCGCTCAAGGGGCGGCGTCTACCGTTACGGGTCCCACTGGGGCAACCGGCGCTGGCGGATCGTCTGGATACATGATCGGAGGCTGGATTGGTGTCAACGTAGGCACTGTCTCAGGTAATGCGTTCGCCACGCAAGGGCAGTTCTATTACGGCGACCGGTCTATTGATGTGTCGCATGTGCGGGCTATTATTGCCGCGAACGGGGCCAACCAAGTCTTCAAGGCCATAATCTGTACGATTGACAGTTCTCACAACATCACGGGGACCGTGGGTTCGTCGACGACGACGTACACCAGCGCAGGTACTGAGACGGTGCAGACGGAATTTGCTTTCAGCGCCGACGTGACGCTGGCCGCAAACACCCGCTACGTCATCGCGATTGTCCGCACGGACGCCACCGGCACGACCAATGCCCGGGTGCTTTCTTGGGCTTCATCGCAGGCTCCCGCCGCTGTCGGCCTGCCGTACAATCCAACTCAGTTGTACGCTGATAACTCGATGGCCCAGAGGGCGCTCAACTACAACAATACAAGTTCTTCACCGACGAGCGTCACGCTGGGTAGCGGGAACAGCAACGCGCAGTATGCGTACCAACTGCGGTTCAAATTCTCATAGGTGTAACATGCCATCCACACTCATCCGTGGCGTGTTGACGCCAACCCAGATCACCCAACTTACGGGCCCTACCGGTCCAGATGGGCCTACCGGCGACGTGGGACCGACTGGTCCACCGGCTGGCCCGACTGGGCCTACTGGCGTGACAGGCTCAACTGGTCCTTCGCAAGGCCCGACTGGGCATACTGGCCCGACCGGACCCACCGGAAATACTGGTCCAGAAGGCCAGTTTGGTAATGACGGCGCTACCGGGCCGACTGGCCCGACCGGCGCTCAGGGCGCTGCCTCGACTGTGACCGGCCCCACCGGAAACACTGGCCCGACAGGGCCGACCGGCGCTACCGGCGCTCAGGGCGCTGCGTCTACTGTGACCGGCCCAACGGGGAACACGGGACCGACCGGCGATACCGGCGCGGCAGGTGCAGATAGCGTCGTAACAGGTCCGACTGGTAATACTGGCCCGACCGGCGCTGCCGGTGCAGATAGCACAGTGACGGGCCCCACAGGAAACACGGGCCCCACAGGTGCAGGCGGCGCGGCCAGCACCGTTACAGGGCCAACTGGACCGACCGGCGCGGCGGGCTCGGCGTCTATTGAGTTCGTGATCGACGGCGCAGGCGCGGTCATCACTACGGGCCTTAAAGGCTATATCTACGCCCCCTTCGCTGGAACGATAACGGTGGCGAGCCTGCTTGCTGACGTGGGCGGCGCTATTGTCGTGAATATCTGGAAATGTACGTACTCGCAATTCGATGCAGGCTCTACGCACCCTGTGGTGGGGGATAAAATAACGGCCTCTGCCCCACCGACGATTGCCGCTACCAATACGAAGTCGACTGACAGTACGTTGACAGGATGGTCGAAGACTTTCTCTGCGGGCGACGTGTTCGCCTTTAACGTAGACAGCGTGACGACGATTACGCGGGTGACGGTGGTCCTAGAAGTAGTGAGGTCATAACATGGCACTCACGTTTCGAGGGGTGAACGGTCTTGCGCCCGCAACCAACGTCACGTCACAGAACCCGCCTAAGTTTGCCTCGCAGGCCTCCGGTGATTTGATCTTTACCGAGTGCTTTGTCTCTGCGGTTCGCACCTTGTCGATCACCGCAGGATGGGAAATCCTGTTTCAGGCCAACAACGGCAGCATGACCTATGGGATTGCGTTTAAGGTCGCGGCCAACACCACAGAGACGCCAACTTGGTCGTGGTCAGGCGGGGCCGACACGTTGGGGTCCAATAACTGGGATTTCGCAGGGCAATGGTCTGGCGGACGACCGATTGGTGCGACCAATTTTACGGGCCCGACAGCGTCCCAAACGACGATTTCTAACACTATCGGGAACATCACGTCGGATGGGGCCGAAGTGGTGGCGTGGCACAACGCCTTCAATAACCAAACGGTTCCGGTCCCGTCCGGTTTTACAAGTCTTAATAATTTCAGTGGAGCATCAGCCAGCGAACGGGTCAGCAAAAAGACGACGACCGCAAACCACGGCGACAGCGTAACTGCGACCGCGACTGTGACTACGGTTACTGTGGAAGGTTCTCTGGTCGAAATTCGTATGGCTGCTCCCGTTGCGGTCCGACCGCAAGTCGTGATTATCCGATAGGAGACTGTTATGGACGTGAGTACCCCTGCTCTCATCGCCGCCAACCAGCAACGCTGGGAGGTGGCCGCGTACAACGAACACGCCAAGGCTCTTGCGGCTCGCGTGGCCGAACGCTTGTGTGCCGAGAAGGCCAAGTCCGTGTACCTCGCGCTAGAACATACCACGGGCGTGCCGTGGTATGCCGTCGCGATGATCCATGAGCGTGAGGCTTCCCAGTCGTGGAAGGCCAACATCGCGCAGGGTGATCCGTGGAACAGGCGCAGCGTTCACGTCCCGAAAAATCGCGGGCCTTTCAACTCTTTTATCGAAGCTGCTGTAGATGCTTTGACGAACTGTCCTCCCTATGCGGCCCGGTGGAAAGACTGGAGCATGGGCGGGCTTCTCACGCTACTCGAACTGTATAATGGCGTCGGGTATGAGAAGTATCATAACATGGCTTCGCCGTACATCTGGGCCGGATCGGACCAGTATACGCGAGGAAAGTACGTTTCTGATGGTCATTTTGACCCCTCTGTGGTTGACAGCCAGTTGGGATGCGCTGTGCTACTTCATGCGATGGCTGAGCGCGATCCTTCAATAAGCATCGACGGCAGTGTTACCGAGCCGGTAACAGCCGACTTGGACGGCCCTCCCGAGGTGGATGACACTGTTTTTGGTCGCCCCAATGCGCCTATCACCACCTCTGAGCACGGGCGCGTGGACCCCGGAAACGACTATTTTTCGTCCCCGAACGTGCCCGATTGGCTGGTGCAGCAGGCCAAATCACCTGCGGTCCTCCAGACTGGAAAATCGCTGTGGCGGTCCAGAATTGGTTGGGGAACCATAGGCTTAGCCGGGTCTTCGACTGCTACCGCTATGGCCTCGACCCCGTCGTCGGTCCTCGACCGCGTTAGTCTTCTTGTGCAAAGCCCTATGTTTTGGCTCATCACGCTTAACATTGGCTTAGCAGGTTTCATCCTATACAGGTACTGGCGCGATCACGGGAAGGGGCGCGGGTAATGTTCGCTTTGAAGCTGGCCTTCGCAGGAGCGTGGTCATACATCTGGCACTGGGGGACCGGTGTCGGCCTGATCGTCCTCGCCCTCGCGCTGGCCTATTTCACGCAGGCGGTGCCCTTAATTGGCCCGTATTTGGGGCGTTTCCGCAAGGATTTGTGCTGGTTTGCCGTAGCTGTGGCCGTTCTTCTGGCGGGCCAGTACGTCGGCAGCGAAGACTGCAAAGCGCGGTTCGCTGCCCAGAAGCTGATCGTGAAAGAGCGCGTGAACGACGTTGTGGACAAAGTAAAGTCAGAGCCGCCGCCCGCTGACGGGCGAGCACCGAGAGACAAGTGGGATAGCCCGGAGAACTAAGATGCGGAGAATAGCACTCATAATCGCCGCAGGCCTGATGCTGGCCGCGTGTGACCCGAAAGACCTCCCGCCCGCGTCCGTTGCCGACATATGCGTCGCACTTATAGGGCCGATCAGCTATAACTCCACCAACCCGCAGAGTAAGCGGTACGCCGCCTATCTGCTTGCCTTGGACCTCCACCAAAGGAACGAAGTCGGACGCCGCCTCAAGTGTCCCAAGTACACCAAATAGGAGGGTCCTGTGAACATACCGCACATTTGTGCTGCGACCGCGTTGGCCGTGGCATTACTCACCAGCTACGTCATTCCAACCAACCCCGCCACTGTCACGAAAGAGGCCGCGCCCGCCTGCATGACCGAGAAGGTCGTGATGGGAAAGGTGAAAGGCCAGAAGCCTCGGTTCGACCTGAAAGACGAGGAGTTGAAGGCTTTTAACGCCAATTTCAAGCAGTCCCAGAACCGCGATGCGCCCGCCCACGTCGACCGGATTATGGTGTGGGGTGAAGGCGAAGGAGAGGACGATACGCTTCTGTTCGTTGCCTTCTCCAAGGGCTGCGTCACTAGCGCCCAGTTTATTCCAGCCAACGTGTTCCTGAAAATCTACTACGGGAACCGAGCGTAGCATGTCGTTAACAAAACTTAAAGGCCTTCAGCGTAGCTTGCGCGTGGTAATGGCGGAAAGCGCAAGCCGACCGCTATTACTCTGGTCGCAGGGCCGTGGTCACCGTGTGTCGCGTGGAGCGCGAGAGGGTGCAATCGGTACTCCGAACTTCAAGTTTTCCGGGTCATCCCCCAACCGAGGAGCAGAAGATGGATACGGACGAGCAGATGCAGAAGGACAAGGCAGCGAGGAAGCAAGCAGCGTCGGACAAGGCAGCGCAAAAGCGAAAAGATGATTTCGCCAAGGCGATTGTCGAAGCCCGCCTCCCCCCGCCGCCTCCCCCGCCCCCGGCCCCAGTAGCCGCGAAAATCCTGTCTCGCACAGAGCGGGAAATCGAGGCTGGCCGCAATCGGGTCAAGCACTTCGCCCAGATCGAGAAGGCCCGCAAGGCCCTCCCGCGTCCGAGCGAGAATGAAGGCGGGTCGGTGCCCGTTTTCAGGCCGTCGGATTATGTCCCCAACATGAGCCAAGGCAAGAACAAGGCCACTTCGCTCAAGGGGTAACAGATGCCTGCGTTTAAGCTGGAACAATTCGGCGGGATGCTACCCGCATGGAGCGACCGGCTTCTGCCGCAGGGACAGGCCGCGTCATCGGAGAACGCTTATCTGTTCTCCGGTGAACTCCAAGGCTGGCGTCAGCCGAAGCTGCTCCGTGCCTTACAGAACAGCGCTGCCAAATGCGTCTTCCGTGTCCCCACGGTAACGACGCAGACGGCGGTAGGCACACTCACGTTCCTTGGTAACCCGACCCCCGGTGATACGGTGGCAATCGGGGAAGAGACGTACCTGTTCACCACTGGCGTCACCAAGGCGTACGACGTGCTTATCAGCGGCACGGCGGTAGAGACAGCGGGCAACCTGCTCATGGCTCTGACCGAGGGTGACGGCGGCGGTGACAAATATGGCACCGGCTGTATCAAGAACATTTCAATCTCGCAGGTGGGAGGCGAGTGCTACATAGACAACTACGGCCCTAATCCAATTATGTACCTGAAAGCTCCCGACTTCGGCGCTGCCTACAATGGCACCCATCTGGTGGCGAGTAATACATCGTCGATTACGGTCGGAGCTTTTACCGGGGGCGCTAACGAGACGTTCGATGGCGAGGTCACCGGCGCGGGCGTGTGGCTGGAGTTTGCCGACGAAGATACCGACGTGCTGCGTTCGCCTGTGGTGGACGACAGCTTCAATCGGTACTACTTCGCGAGCCCCAGCGAGCCGCCCAAATACAACACCTATACCCGTATTCAGAACGAGGATGACCCGTGGTTGCTCGGGCTGAACCCTCCGGGGTGCGCCCCCACCGTAGAGGTGGTAGGAGGCGGCAGCTTGCAGCAGGTCGGGTTGACAGTGGACGGGGGCGGCGCGGAAACCGTGATCGCCAACCAATGTGTCCTGTTCCCCTTCACGCCGCAGGGCGCGATGCAGTTGGATCAGGTTAATTTTACCCCGGCCTCGACGCTGGCTACGGGGCGCTTCCTTGCCGTGTTGTACGATGACGATGGCTCTGGCACACAGCCGGGGCAGTTCCTGAACCGTGGCGAAGGCGTTATCGGCTGGACGGCTGGCACGGATGCTACTGATACTTTTCTGAACCCAACGCCGCTGCTGGCGGGGGTCCAGTACTGGATCGGCGTCATGTTCGACAATATCATCGACATAACAACCGGATTTGGCTCCAATCCTGTCTCCACGTTCTTGCAGCCGTTCGACAACGGCGCTCCCGGCTTCGCGCCTCCTGTGGCTGCTCCCGGCTTCTCGTTCAAGCTGTGGGCCGACCTGACCACGAGCAGCACTCTATCCGCCCGGAGCTACGTATACACTTGGCTCAGCGAGTACGCCGAGGAGAGCCCGCCGTCGCCACCCACGTTGCAGAACGGGTGGACGAACGGGACGTGGACCATCGGCCTTTTCACGCCCCCGCCCGACGACTTGGGCGTGGTTCGCAACATCAAGAAGGTGCGTATTTATCGCACGATTGCTGCTATTTCCGGCCAGACAGACTACTTCTGGGTGGCCGACGTAGATGTGGGCACAGTGTCGTACGTCGACACTATCAGCGACGACATAGTCGCTCTGAACACAATTCTGCCTAGCACCCAGTGGTTCCCACCGCCCCCGGGCCTGCTCGGCATGTGCGTAATGCCTAACGGCATCTTCGTGGGGTTCAAGGGTAACGAATTGTGGTTCTCCGAACCCTATCGTCCTCATGCGTGGCCCCCGGGCTACGTGATAACCACGGAGTTTCCTATCATCGGCATCGGCGTCACCGGACAAGCTGTCGTTGCCTGCACGGGGAGCACACCGTACCTCGCGTACGGCGTGAACCCGGGTTCTATGGTCCTGAACAAAATCCAAAACGTCGAGCCGTGCCTGTCGCGCGGGTCGATCATTGGGAACGATCAGGGAGTGTACTATTGCAGCCCGAACGGTCTCATACAGGTGAGCCCCACGGGCAAAGCCGAGAACACCACCGAAAGCTGGATCACCCGCGAGCGATGGCGCAAGCTGACGCCGCAAACTGGCCAGCACGCTATCCCGCTGCACGGCATGTATATGTGTTACAGCATGACGGATCAGGTCGGTTTCACCATCGACTTGTCGCCGTATGACGCGCAGTCGTTTACCATTTGGCCGCAACCCGGTGGGCACCGTATCGGCTTCGGCAAAATGACCGTGCCGAACGATCTTCCGTTGACACACATCCAGCTTGACCCGTGGTCAGGCGTTGGCCTCACCATCCAAGATGGCAACATCTACTACTGGGACTTCCAAGATTTGGCCCCGACGCTGATGAAATACGTCTGGCGCTCGAAGAAGTATCAGCAGACCACGAAGAAGAACTTCGAGGCCATGAAGGTGTTCTTCGACACCCCGGCTGGCACTCCCGACCAGAGTGCGACGCGGCTGGAGGCCAATACCGACGACGCCGTATGGAACACGCTGGCTACCGGCCAGTACGGCATTATACGGGTGTACGCCGACGATGTGCTGGTGACTACCCGGGAAATCCGCACCAACGCGGAGGTCTTGCGTATTCTGTCGGGGTTCAAGGCGGACACATGGCAGTGGGAAATCGAGGGCATCGTGCCAATTTCTAACATCCAGATCGCTACTAGCATCAAAGAACTGTCGAGCGTGTAACATGGGCGCACCTATTTGTCATATCGTTCCGCCGTCTACGGTCGTTAACGACCGAACGCAGACGCATGGCCCGCAGATGGCGGAAATCCCCGAGGCCACGGACTTGGCCAGCGCCCTTGCCGCTATCCGCGTCATGACGGACCTCATCCGACGTTTGTCGAACCAAGAGCCAAAGCGCGGCGGCGGCACAGGCGGCAGCACCAAGCAAAAAGAGCCATCGAAACCGGGGCGCTACGTAGAGAAGCGTGAGGCCCGCACAGTCAACGAAATTGTAGTCCACAGTAAGGACGACCCGGAAGTTCAGATGACGTTCAAGCGGATTGACGGCTTGACGTTCGTGGACAGCAAGACCGGGGAAGAGTGGATTTGGAAGCGGTAACATGGCCGACGACAACGCCATCCTCGGTCCTGACGGCAGGATGATCCAGCTTGGCTGGATGGACGATATTATAGATTTCAAGCTGCCACACGGCGGCTTTGCCGTCCTGCATTACAGCGGCACCGTGAGTAGTTCCAAGGTAACAGCCACTACGACAACTGGCGTACTCGATACGTGGCCGTACGGCGCGACGATCCTCAAGCCCGCCCTCCTTGCCGGGAAGTTCATGGAGAACAGCATCGAGGTTCTCAAGAAGAAGAAACTCGTCGCGAAGTCGTTCGAGCCGTGGAGAAAGCAGACCTTTTTCAGTACGACCGGGAGCACGACATATGACTACCAATCCGCCACTGTCGTGGCCGGGTTAAAGGGTGCCCCCTTTGCGGTCCGCAACTCTGCGGTAGGCCACGGGGTTCACAGCGATGAAACCTTCATAAATGGTCAGGCTCAGATTTTGACCGGCTGGGAGCAGGAGTTTGGCTGGGATACCCAGACCGCTATTGAACACATCGGCTTCATGCTGTTCTACTACGACTTCCTCGTCCAGATCGGCTCTGCCCCGCTGAACGACAACCCCACAAACTGGGACCCGTCTGCCGTTGTGACCGTTCACCCCGTCCTAGACGAGCAGATGGAGGTCCACAAGCAGCAGGCCGTGGTCCTCGATCTGAACGGTATCAAAGACCCCAAGCAGAAGACTGTCACCATACAGGTTCGCGCCGAGGGTTCCGGGCAGGATCGCGGTCGGCAGGGGCACTACGTGACCCTTTGGACATACAAAAAGAAGCCTAAGGACTGGGACATTAACGACCTAAATCTGGGCCAGTGGGACCTGTTCTCCAACAGCGTGCAGGACGCAACCTCGGGTCTGAGCGGGGAAGGCTTCTTCGAGCAGCGGAACGTCTCTACCGGAGCCGTCAATACTGACATTGCCGGTAGCTATGCCGGGAACAATTTTGAACCGTTCAGGGACGACGGTATCACGTTCCAACTGCCTGATGAGGCTACAGACTATCGGGCGGTATCGGGCCTAGACAACAGCGAGGACATTCAAGTCGGGGCGTTTCAGCCGACTATCACGGTGACGTTCGTGGTAAATCTGAAGACCATGCAGATCATCAGCGCGACCCGATCCGCTTGAGTTAACAGTATCTAAAGGGGTTGGCCTTAAGCATTGGGGGCCATTACAATTCGGGGCAGGCACATGGCCGACAGCTTTCAGTCCAGTTTCAATAGTTCTAGCTCGTCCTCTGGGTCCTTCATCCCCGATTACCCCCAGTCCGGCTTCCTGATGCAGGTGGCTCAACTGGCCCAGCAGTACGGCCAGCAGACAATGGGCTGGGCGCTCAACCAGTTCGCCAAGACCGACGCCCTCACCGATAAGGCCATTGACAACTACGTGACTGCCTCTACAAAGGCGATGGAGTTGGCGAACGGCGAGTTGGACCGCTATCAGAACGTCTTCCAGCCGCAGGAAGACGCCCTTATCCGTGATGCGAACACCTATGCCTCGGGTGACCGTATCCGACAGGATATGGGCGCTGCCGAGAGCGGACAGGAACAGGCCTCTAATGCAGCCCGTATACAAGCCGAACAACAGCTTGAGAGCTATGGTATTGACCCGTCCTCAGGACGCTACGCAGCACTCGATAGGGTCGCCCGCACTCAAGGAGGAGCAGCGGCGGCAGGCGCTGCGGACGTTGCTCGTAGAAGCGCAGAGGCTACGGGCCGAGGCCTACGCCAGCAGGCTATTCAGATCGGGCAGATGAAGCCCGCCAATGTCATCAATTCGTTGAACCAATACGCGCAAGACGTGCAGGGGGCGGTCAACGCCGACCTTGCGCGTGACCAAGTTGGCACGCAACTGCATCAAGCCGCAAATCCCTATTTGAATACAGCCTCTTCGCTAAAGTACCCCCCTCTCGGGCAGAAGTCCCAGAGCCAGTCTTCGGGCTCCAGCCAAGGGCAGTCCCGAGGTGACAGTGGCAGCAAGGGCGACAAGAGCGGCTCAGACCGCAGCGGTGGCGGCGGTGATCCCGGCGACGGTAGCGGCGGTCGCGGTCGTATGTCTCCTGCTCAGGAGGCGGCGGCTCTCGGCTACGGCGGCTTCGGCAAGGGCGGCGGTGGCTACACCCACCCCAAGATCATGAACCTCGACAAGCTGGGCATTACCAAAGAGGGCGGCGAGCCCGGGGGTGACATTAGTTACGCCCAGCTTCAAGGTATTGATGACGGCGTCGGCGGAAAATATGATTGGCAGATTGGCACCGACGCGATGATGGGCCCCAACGGCATCCCGATCACGGATACCGACGCGGGCGTCGACGCTTGGAACCAAGGGTTTGGCGACGTGGGCGAGGACTATTACGACTACGGCCAAGGCACCGGTGGCGACTATTTCAGCGGTGGCGAGGACGACCAGTCGTACTACGACAATTTCGATCCCACTGCCGACTGGAATTATGACCCCAACGCAGAGAGCGGCGACAACTATTACGGCGACCAGAGCGGCTATGGTTACGACGATCCCAATGCGTCAGGTGACTATGGCTTCGATCCCTCACAGTCTTACGACTACAGCGACCCCAATGCGTCAGGTGATTATGGCTTCGATCCCTCACAGTCTTACGACTACGGCGGCGGTGACAATACGGCCTACGATACGTCGTACAACGACCAGTCCTATGACACGGGCGGGGACTATTTCAGTGGGGGCGGGGACTATGACTACAGTAGCTACGGCGATTTTGGAGGCGATTATGCACGGGGTGGTCCGGTTCGCAGGGCTCCTGCTGCTCGCCGCCCTAGTGTTTCACGCGGTGCGATCCCAACGTCGCCGGATGCAACAACGGGAGGCTTTGTGCCCCGTTCGCTCTCACCGTCGCAGGGACGGCAGACAGACGACATTCCCGCGAATTTGAACGCCGGGGAGTTCGTCCTGCCGAAGGACGTGGTCAAGTGGAAGGGCGAGGAGTACTTCCAGAAACTTATTCAGCAGGCCCGCAAGGCGCGGGTCGGCGCACCCGGCAAGGCCACTCAGGGTAAACCAGCCCAAGGCCCAAGTCGGTTTCAGTCAAGGCCGATGAGGTAACCGATGATAAGCGGACGCGCCAACTGGGCAGGTCGATACCGACCTCAGCGTTCCACGCAGGCACCCGCGCCTGCGGGGACAGGCGGGTCTATGCCTCCTCCGGTCGTCAACCAAGGCGGCAGCGTCGGCGGCATTAACTGGTCGCGGACCGGTTATGGTGCGCCTCCGATGAGCGGCGGTCGCCGTGGCGGCGGCTTCGGTTTGCCGGTGAACAATCAGGCGATCCCTGACCAGACAAGCCCAATGAGCGCGTCGGCTCCCCCGTCAGCGGCCCCGGCGTTCAGCAAAGGTGGCCCTGTTCGCAGGATGGCCCGTAACTACGCCAACGGCGGGTTTGTTGACCCGCGCCAGCGGCGCTCCACGGCCATTGACGAGGGCCCGGAGAATATGGGTGACTGGTTCCGTGCCCAGATGGGGAACGTGAGCAGGTCGCCTATTGGGCAGTTGGCGGGCAAATATCTTGACCCTGACACCTATCGCACTCCGACCCCGGCCCCGCAGGGTTCGCTGGAGGCCGACGCTGGTATCAATGACATTGCGGCGTTGGGGAAGACCGACGAAGTAACAAAGGCAGCGCATTGGTTGCCTAATGAGCGCAGAGGCCCGCCCGCAGATGACGGCTCGGGGTCGCTTCTGCAACAGACCGACGACGGCAGGGAGCAGTTCAACGGTATGGATTACGCGAACAACTCAACCCCCGAGGACGATAGCCGTCTGCAAGGGTTCATGGAGCAGGTCAACGACCTGTTCAACCGTACGTACGAGCAGTTTGGGGTCGCCCGTGGCGGCAACCTAGATGAGCAGGGCGTTCCGCAGGCTATGCCCGACGAGCCCGAGGCCGAGGACAACTCACAAGAGGAAGCCGCCGAGTTCGCTGACGGCGGACCCGTGGAAGACCCAAATGGTAACCCAGCGGAGGAAACTTTCTCAGGAAAGATCAGGCGCGGGTTCAAAGAGGCCGACGAGAGCCTCGGCAAGGGAGCCGACCAACTGGGCGAGCATATCAAGCGCGTCCTGCCGAAGACCAAGAATTACGCCGAGGGCGGCTACGTCGACGACGAGGAACTGCCAGAGGAAACGGGCGCGGTGCCTGAGGACGGCGATGTTACCGGCTCGGTAACAGAGGACTTGTCGGCCCGCAGCAAACAGGCTCCCGACGACAGCGAGGACACCGTTCTCGATGTTGCTGGACGCGGCCTGAAAAGGGCGGGCTCGTGGCTTGCTGATAAGGCGATCCCCGAGGAGGGTTACGATTACATGGGCGGCGTACCCCCGGCGTACCAGACGCAGCCTGCGGCTCGCCCCGGTCAGGTGCCAAAACCCGCTGATCCCAATGCGGGAACATTTAAGATGCTCGCAGGCGTAGACGCGATGGACCCGCAGGAGTACGAGAAATACGCCGACTTCTACGGCCAGCAGCTTGACCCGCAAGGCCTCATGAGTGACACCGACCGCAAGGACTTGGTGCTGAGCGAAATCTACAAGAAGAACCCCGACGATGCGAAGCGGGTTCTCCAGCTTTACCGTGGGCGTTTTCTGGGCTACCAGATGGACGCGCTTGCTGCCTTTCAAGGCACGCAAGAGAAACCCGCTGACTACGGGCGGGCGGTTGACGACCTCAACAGCATGTTCCCGCACCTGCCGGGTGCCCCCGCCGTCAAGTTCGTGGCCGGGGCCAACGGCGTAAGTGCAATGGTGATGACCAAGGACGGCATCGAGAACCTGCAACTGACGTACCCGCAGGCGTACAACCTCGCCAAGCTGAGCCAGTTCGATAACGCCTACCATAAGGGCCTCCCGGCTATTATTGCTGAGGCTATGAAGGGCCAAGGCGACAGCGGCGGGCTCAACAAGAACTTCCAGCAGTCCGATCAGGGACCGCCACAGGCGTCCGCTGATGAGGCCGCGCAGCAGCAGGCGGCTCAGGCCGCGCAAAAAGCTGATGCGGACGTGAACGCCGATACGAAACAACGCCTGCGTCAGGTGGGCGAGGACGCCAAAGTGCGGCGCGAGCAGGCTGAGTTCTACCATGCAGAGGGCCAGAAACTGTTTCCGTTCGATGAGGCCAAGGCCCAAGATTACGCTGCCGCCCGTATGCGGCAGGCGCAGTTGCAGGAGGGCGTTGAAAGCCGCGAGGGTATTAAGGCTGAAGGCGGCGTGAACCGGGCTCAGGTTACCGGCCAGAGCCGAGAGCGCGTCGCCGCTACGCGGGCCCAAACCGAGGATAAGAAGATCGCTGCCGCGATGGAGCGGCTTACGACCGCCGAAGCTGGCAAAATGTCCCGCTTGGTGGAGCAGCACCTTGGCAGGATGGAGGAAGGCCAGCAGAAGCGCGAAGGTGCGGCTGTTGTCGCTGCCCTCAAAAACCCGGCCAACATCGACGGTGAGGGCGTGAACCAGATGCTCAAGAGCATCGGCATTGACCCGACGAAATTGTATTCGGTCGCGACCGGAAAGGCCCCGACCGACCAAGTACCCAAGGCTGCTGGCGAAGTCCAACAGCGCGAGGCCGTTCAACCCGGAACAGAGGGGACAAGCCGACAGCCCCTCCCGCCGAAGCCCGGGTTTGAGGTCGTCAGAAATAAGCGGACTGGTGAGTACAAATACCGCCCGGTCCAGCAGGAGGCTGCTCCAGACGATGTAGCAGAGTAAGTGCCGTGTCGAACAAGGCATACGACGCAGAGTTCAGGAAGGCGTTCGCCTCAGCATTGGCGGATAACGGGGAACTGCAATCTTTTGCCGAAGGAGGCCCAGTCGAAGACGAGTGGGAAGTAGTAGATGACAGCACAACCACCCTGTCCGCCAAATCAAAAGCCCCCGCAGCGGACGACGACGAGTGGGAACCCGTTACGCCTAGTCGCGCACAATCGCGGCCTGCTGCGTCCGATGCCGACGAGTGGGAACCCGTTGCGCCTCGTGGCCAGCAACCACCTCAGCGAGTACGAACTCCTGATGATGCGCGTCAACCGGGCGCTCGGCCTGCTCCCGAAGGAGAATTAGCGACTATTGGACGGGAGGGCGCTCATGGCGCAGGTGGTATCGCGGGCGCTCTCATGGGTGGCGCTGGTGCAGCGGCATTGGTACCGGGTGCAGGTTGGCCTGTCGCTGCTGCTCTTGCTATTGGTGGTGCTGTCGCTGGCGGTGCAGTAGGCGCTGGCGCACAGAAGCTGGTCGAACGGGCTCTCGGAGTTAACGACGACGAGCAGCGGCAGGTAAACGCCGAAGCCAACCCCATTTCAGCCGAAATCGGCAAGATCGCGCCGCAGCTTGCGACCGGGGCCGTGGGCGCTGGTGCTCAACTGGCCAAGCGCGGCATCAACGCCGCTGCGATGGGTGGCCTGACGGCGGTCGAGCAGGCCTACGAAGGTGAGTTCAACCCCAAGGATATTGCTCTAGCCGCAGCAACCGGCTTCGTGCTGCCTGATGTTAACAGGCTGGGGAGGGTTTTCACGCGGCCCGGTGAGAAGCTGGGAGCCGCCGCTGCCGCCAAAATTAACTCTCGTGTCAAGGAGGTCGATAGCGGTCTTGATCCCACGTCGGATCAGGGCGAGGAGACGCCTACGCCGCCGCCCGCCGTCAAATCTAAGGGCGTGGCCGCGAGTGAAGGGCCCCCGCCCGACATTGCGTTGGAAGGTAACACGGTCAACCCGCGTAACCGCGAGCCCGCCAACGAGAAGTACCTCAAAAAGGTCGGCAAGAAGGCCGAAACTATCGGGGACATTTGGGAGGAGGACGGGCTTTCGCAGAGCCAGCGTACCACCTTGGCACTCAGCCTCCAGAAGACCTCTGGGCGCGAGGATTTCCATATTCTCAATCAGAAAGAGGAGCCGCTTCCACTTCAGAACCAGACGAACAAGGTCGCGCTCCAAGAGCCGCCCGGTCCGGCAGACGCCGTACAAGCTGAGGCCTCGGTTGCAGAACCTGCCCCCCGGGGCCCGGAGCCGGAACCGCCTCGGGCTACCGCTGAGCAGATCGCCGCGCATAACGCGGAGATACAGGCCAACATTGATCGCGCCCAAGAAATGCAGCGGCGGGATACCCCCGGCACGCAGCCGCCTGTGGAGACTGGGCTGGCTACGCCGTGGCAGCGCGAGTTGGTCAAGTGGGGATACCCGCCCGACATGGCCGCGCAGGTGAAGAACCCGGCTATCGCCAAAAAGATAATCGACGACTACAAGGCCAAGAACCAAGGCAAGCCGCCTGAGCCTGCCGAGGAAATGCGCCAGCCCATAGAGGACTTCGGGGACCGGGCAGTAGAGCATCTGGAGAAGGAGCCTGTTACCGAGCCGGTAACAGAGGACCTGTCGGCTCGCGCCAAGCGGGTCGAGGACCAACTTGCCGCTGCCAAAGCCAAGCAGGCTGAACTGGAAGCCACAACGAAAACTGAGAGTACTTCAGGGGTGCAGTCTTCGGAAGCACCTGAGCAACGGGCGCGTCGGTCGAAGAAAGCCGACATGACCCCGGGCAATATCGACATTGAGGGTGACATTCCTGCCCAGATCAAGGAGCATCTGGCAGACCCGAAATGGGGTAAAGGGGTGACCGGACGCCGCCCGCTGATGGAGCGCGTTGCCAACCATCCCGATCTGTCCGATGACACCAAAGGACACTTCTTCAATAACGTGCATCGGCTCTCGCCCAAGGCGATTGCCGACCTCAATAACACCTATCGACAGGCGGACCTGCGGCCCACCACTGAGAGCGGCAAAGTGGCCAAGTCCGCTGAGGATGCCGCCCGCAAGTCGGAGGCTGGCAGGCGGGTGCAGCAGGCCTACGATATAGCGATGCGGGAGAGCGAGGCTCTCACGACCTCGCCTACGACGCTGGCCGACCGCCACCTCCAGACCCAGATTGCCAAGAAAGCGGTAGACAGCGTTCGCGAGCATCTTGCCACGTACAAGCCCGCCGAGAAGGATGCGGCCTACGTCTACATGCGGAAGGCGCAGGCCTTATTGGCGGGCAAGATTGACCACGGCACGTTCTGGCACGAGACGCAGGCCAACAAGTACCTGTCTCCGAAGGACGTGCGCGAGACTGACCGTATCGCGAGCGATACCCTTGAAACGCAGTCGCGCCCCGAGGCTGGCGAGTTGGCTGATCTGGGCCACGGTGCAACGGACATTACTGGCAGAGCGGCTGAGCATGACTTCGGCAGCGACAACGAGTATGGCCGGTCGGAACTGCTGACCCCCAAGGACTTGGAGGTCAAGGATACCAACAAGGAAATCGACTTGCTGCACTTGGACAGCACCGAGGGTGGGCGCGAAATGGCGCAGCAGATGCAGCAGATCATCCACAATCTCGTCAACGAGAAGCCGCCGCAGCCCGGTACCAAGAAGCGCACCAAGTACACGGAGGAAGCCGAGAAGCTGGTGAAGGACAAAGTTACCGAGCCGGTAACAGACTATGAGACGAAGCGCGTCACGACGAAAGAGGGCAAGAAGGCCCCCATGACCGTGAGCAAAGCCTACGACAAGGGTCGCCACATTGAAGTGACCCCCGAAATCGAGGCCAAGTATGGCAACCACTTGGAGGAGGGGGTCGACCCCAAGGCTGTGGCTGACGTGCGCGAAGCCGACATGAGCGAGGCGGCTCGCAAGGGCGTCTCCGACGCCACTGACAAGGTGGAGAAGCCGCCGCGCAAACGGAAGAAGGTCAAGCCGGGTCAGGTGGACACTGAGACGACCCCCGTTCCGTTCGAGAACCTGCCTGCCAAGTTCCTCAAGGACGAGGCTGGCGGCGGTAAGGTCCTCAACACGGTGTACCTTGACGCAACGTGGCGCACCAAAGTCAACAAGGCCATGAAGTGGGCCAACGATATTATCGGGCATTGGACCACCGAGCCCGAGATTAAAGCCGACGCCATTCTCGCCGGGATGCAGTCGTCCACCCACCGGGTGGAAAGCTGGCTCGCGCACGAGTTGGACGCTCGCTTCTATCGCTTCCTCAAACACTCTACGCATGAAGATCAACTGAACTACCTTCACACCATCGAGCAGTCGAAAGCGTGGGACAAGGATGGCAACTTCAATGAGACGATGTTCAAGACCGAGTTGAAAGACGCCGGTCTGTCCGAGAAGCAGTCAGAGTGGATGGCCGACGAGGCTAAGTTCCACAAGCAATTCATGGACCTGATCTGGCAGCACGAGCGGCTGCTTGGCTCCGAGGCGGACTACGTAGAGAACTACGTGTCGCACATCTTCAAGAAGGAGAAGGAAGCCCGCGAGTACATGCAGAAGTTCATGGACGAGCAGATCAAAAAGCACGGCGAGGACTGGTTCACCAAGGGTCGGTCGTTCGACCTATTGAAGCAGGCTATCGACGCTGGGTTCGAGTTGAAGTACAAGAACCCTATCGACATTATTAACGCTCGCGCCCGGGCGTCTCTCAAATATCAGCACATCCTATACTCGCTCCGCGAGTTGCAGGACATGGGCGTGGCCACCCGTGTCCAAGACGCGACCAAGTCCCAGAAGATGACGTGGAAGTCTGAACTGCTTGCTGCTGACGGGAAGCGGTGGCTCATCGCCCCCGAAGTGTCGAACCTTGTTAAGAACGCCATTACCTCGGTTGGTCTGCGGGACCGCAACGACGTTATCGGCAGCGTCTATCGTGGCTGGATGGATGTTAAGAACACGCTCGTCCCGATCAAGTTGGGCCTGTCGGGCTTCCACTGGGTCCACGTTGTGCTGAACGTGAACCTCGCAGCCAACGTCGCGCGGGAGTTCACTCGGGCCGCTAACCTGACGAAGGGTGGCCTTAACATGGCCGAGGCTGCGGAGCGGGCCAAGACGGACGTGAGTTACCTCAACGCTAAGCCGGGTGACGCCTCGTGGTGGGAGAAGACTAAGGCGCTGGGGACCGGACTTGGGCGAGCGACTAAGTTGAGCGCGGGCGACACGTTGTTCTCGCTGCCGTTCGATAAGTTCGGATACCAAGGCAAGACCGCGCGTAATGCGTGGGACACCGCCGACGATAACCTGTCGCCCCTACAGCGGTTCTCGAATAACCTTATTCAGGAGAGCGGCGGCATCCCGCACCGTAACCCGCAAGAGTTGATGCGCGACCGCAAGTTGATGGATGAACTGTTGGAGGAGGGGAAGTACATTCGCGCCGTACCCGCTGCTATTCAGCAGGGCGTCAAGGTTTCAAGCGCGTTCATGTTCGAGCATCAAATCCCCAACCTCAAGACTGCCTCGTTCTTGCGGGACGCGCAGGCGCTGTTCGAGCGTCGCCCTGATCTACTCAACAACCCGGTGCAGCGTAAGGTCGCGCTAAGGGCGATCATGCAGTCGGTGGACAATCGCTACGGCGAAATGTTCTACAACTCGCTGTTCATGAACAAGGTCCTGAAAGAGAGTTCTATCGGCGCGTTCTTGTCGCTGGGCTGGAACCTCGGTCAGGTCCGTGAGTTCGGCGGCGCTGCGGCCAACCTTATCACCGGTAAGGGACGCCTTGCAGCGGCGCAGGACAAGTATAAGAACGCGACTGCCCGCGAAGACGTAGACAAGTACACCGCCGCTGAGAAGGGGCTGGGTATCTCACAGCGTACACGGTACGAGGCGACTAACAAGGGCGCGTACACGGCGGCTTATGCCGCTATCTCGATGGCATCAGCAGCGGCACTATCTTACGCGCTGAGCGGCGTCTTCCCGTCAGACTGGAAGGACTGGTTCTTCCCCCGGGTCGGCGGCGTCGATCCCGAAGGACAGCCGCGCCGTGTCACCACACCGTTCAACACTCGCGAGCCGATCATGCTCAAGGCGCACATGGACAGCGAGGGCGTTGTCGGCGGCATGGGCGCGTTCCTGTGGAACAAGATGATCCTGAGCCCGCTAGTGGACGCTGTGAAGAACCGCGACTACTTCGGTAACGAACTGTTCGACACCAACGCGCCGTGGTACAAGGCGGCGTTCCAACTGGTGGACAGCTTCTTGGGCGAGAACCTAATGCCGATCACCGGCAGCGGCTATCAGCGCGGTACCGCGCAGGGCGGCTCGCCTCTCAAGACGGCGCTGACCTCGGTTGTGGGCCTCGGGCCAGCCCCGGCGTACGTGAACCGGTCACCGCTGCAACGGCGTCTCACGCAGTTGTATAACGAACACGTTGTCCCGCACTCGCGCCCATATGAGGATCGAGGGCCAATGCACGCCGTCTACAACTGGGCGGTAGGCGAGGAGGCCACCAAGAACCAGAAGATCAGGAAGGCGATGCAGGACTACAATCAGGCGTTCCAGTCCAACGATACTGCTGCCATGAAGCAGGCGCAGAAGGACATGATCCGCGCTGGCATGTCGCCGGATACGGCACTGCATATGCGCCCCGGTGACGCCGACAAGCGCAAGTTCGCCCGCCTCGACGTGAAGGACCAGCTTGCCCTATCCAAGGATATGGACGACGCCGACTTCAAAAAGTACGTCCTCCAGAACCCCAAGGTCCACGGGAAGAACCGGGTCGAACTGCTCCGTTTACGAAAAAGTAGCAAACCGGGCGTAGCGTTACCGACCGGTAACACCGACGAGGAATAGGTCATGCCATACCGCAAAGTGGGGCCTGACGACTACGTGTCCCCGTCAGGGAAGCACATAAACGGCAAGCAGAACAGGCTGTGGCACACCCTAGGGGGCCGCTGGCCGGGGGAAACAAGGTCGGAGGAACCCATGAGTAAGGTTGGAGCCAAGGCGTCGAGAGCCTCGTATGCGAAGGGTGGTCCGGTGCTGGGCCGTACTCGGGACTTCATTAAGGAACCCGACAATTTCCGTGAGGACGGGCAGAAAAAGGATTATTCTTCAAAGGGTAAGGGCCCGGGCTCCCGCGAGAACAAGGTCATCAAGTAAGCCTCAACCTTTCTCGGATACAACTGCCCCCTCACCTAAGAGGGGGTTTTGTCGTGCGTACGCGGATCAAGGGTCACACTCGTGGTCTGAGCCGCAGGAAAGTCCGTGAGGCCCTCTGGTTCTTCGCGGACGAACTGGGTATCAAGAAAGCCACCATCAACCTCAGCTTCTCCTCTGACTTCCCCCGAGGCCCGGGGGCGGAAATGCTGCGCCTGTCCGCCGCTAAGCGGACGTTCAGTATCAAGTGTTCCACCAAGAACGGCCCCTACCGGACGCTGGAAGACCTCGCCCACGAAATGATCCACGTCAAGCAGTTCCTCAGCGGCACCCTGACCGAGAGGGGACATTGCACCGCGTGGCGGGGGCAGGTCTACCGAGGCTACGATGTGCGCGAGAACGAGAAATACTGGAACGCCCCTTGGGAAATAGATGCCTACGGGCGCAGCTATTGGCTCTACAAAAAGTGCCGGTTGCATTTGCTCCGGTGCGGGTATAGGCTACGCAAATGCTCAAAATCCTAGCCGCTTTCGGCGCGATGGTCGCCCTCGACTTTGCATGGGCGAAGTACACCATCTATTGCGCCGACCGCAGGCCTGCCCATGCCGCTGCTATTGCCAGCATCATCTTCGGGCTCGGGGCTTACGTGACCCTCACTTACGTGGACGACCCTTGGATGCTGCTCCCGGCTACTGCTGGGGCCCTTGTTGGGACGTATCTGGCTGTGCGGCAGGCATAACCGCCACCGGCTGCGTATACGATGCATGGGCGTCGAGCAGTTCCTCCAGTGCGCTTCCCGGTTTCACGTCGATCTGGAAGACGTGCTCCTGACCGGAGCCGTATTGCGTTCCTGCTCCCAGCTTCACGAACATGGATTTCATGTTGAAGTGGTCGACCAGCCCGTTCACGATGGGGCGCTTCATGGTTTTCTTCGTCTCCAAAAACGAGTAGAACTCCGGTCGGGAAAACCTTATGACCCGGCTGTCCACGCAATACTGCACTTGGATGCCGCGTGGGAAGCGGGCGTCGGGCCACCACAGCGGCTTCACGCTGTTCTTGAGGACCTTGCCGGGGGCCGGGAACTTGTCCGTGTATAGGCTTTCACCCATGTACGCCTTGAAGAACTGTGTCAGCACCTCCTCAGTATGGATAGCGGTGCCGCCTACTGTGGAGTTGTCCTTCTGTCGGCGGCGGTTCTCATAGAACTGCTTGATGAGGAAGTCCTTTATCTCCTTCTCGGAGAAGTTGGCTCCGATAGCGTTGGCCAACTGAGCCCCAACGATTATACAGGCCATGACAACGGTCCAGAACCGTTCCGGCTGGAGGGGCTTTAGCCGCGCGTCCAGTTCATTCTGAACATGAGTGACCAGCTTGAGCATCCCCTCTGGATCGCTGCCCAGCACTCGCGCGTAACGAAGCCCCATATGGCCAAAATTACTTTCAAGATCAGCAACCAGACGAGTAGCTTCGTGAGTAGGGGTACCGGTACCACCCGGCTGCATCTTTTTGATTTCATATTCAAAGGTCCTAAGCACGCCAGCGTCCGTCGTCTTCTGGACGCTCTCGATATAGTCGATGAAGCTGTGGTTAGAGCAAATAGTCATGAGCGTATTCCACAGGCCGCGCGGCTTCGTCTCGGCGTTCACGTTGAGGCGGCTCGCTCCCACGCCTTCGGTGCTGCTAAATAGCACCTTGAATACGTGCGCCTGAATGGACGGATCAAAAATCTCGTCCCAGTAGAGCGGCAAGTTGCGGATTTCCTCCATGCGCTTGACAATGGAGCGGGCCGTGGACTGCTGCACTTCCTTGCTCAGCTTGGGGTGCCCCCAGACTGCCAACCCCGTGGACAACGCGGTGGTCTTACCGCCGCCGCTTTCGCCCCACACGCTCAGCGTAACGCAGTTCTGGCCGGTCAGGGTCATGAGCGGGGCAGCGAACGACGCCGCGCAGATTATCTCAAGGTCAGGCCGGTTCCGCCCGCAGAACAACGCCGCTGCCTTGTGCCACGCCGTTGAGGTGCCGGTCGGCAGGTACTGCTTCCGCAGGTTGCTGTCGCCAACCCCCGCGCTGCTCACGCTCTTGTCGGAATGAAAAATATGGCCTCCGTAGATGAAGCCTGTTCGGGGGCCTACCCCGTCCTTCTGGTACCACCCAAACGGGCGGGCCTGAATGGAGGCGGCTGCTTCTTGCAGCTTCTGCATGAATGACACGAAAAACTCCTGTATTGCCCCGATGTACTTCGGGCTGAATAGAACGTCTTGGTCGGACAGGCTGCTGCTGAGTTCGGCGGAATTGGTTATGTCAGTCAGCTTGAGCATGACCTCGGTGTCGCTGCCCTTATCTGTGCTCACACGGAAGACGATCCCGGTGGGCGTCTTCTGCATGTATGGTTCCTTGGTCCACTTGCAGCGGAATAGAGGGATAAGCGGTTGGACCGGGCTGTCATCCTTGTCCTTCTGGACAACTACAACTCCGATGTACCCATCTTGGTCAAAACCGTACCCCCTCGGCAGATCGAAGACTACCGGCGCGTTCGTTTTCGGCTGTGTTTGCTGCGCCGCGTGGGCAACGAGCGGGACCGCGAGCGAGAGCGGTGACTTGATCTTGCCGAAGTGCGGGCAGGTTTTGCAATGGGCACTTCCTGCGGATTGTATAGCACCACAACTTGGCCATCCCAGTCCTCGGCCATCACGCTCTTTAAGTTTTCGGTCCCATAGACTGTCGGTACTTCCACGGCTATAGCCCGGGTGTAGTCGCCCCATCGCATGAGCAATCGCATTTCCGTCCTCCATGAACGTCGCGGCCAACGTAGTTAGGTTCCACTCGGGCTGCGCGTAGTCCTTGCCACCGGTCTTTAGTGCGTTCGCCAGCCAAGGGCAACCCTTAAATATACCGACCGGGTCGAGTAACGTGTCGTCGTACCCGAGGCCGTCGTCAAGGCTGTCGTCCAGCTTACCAAATGCTGGCCGCTGCCCCCTCAAGGCTCCCATGTCCACCGTGTCAGCGGTTATCGACGCCGTAACGTGCGGCGCAATCGTCGGCAGAAGCGCCAGAGAAGCGGCAAAATCATAATCGGCGGGCTCCAGATGCAGTAACTTGACTGGCTTGGGCGGGTTAGTCTTGTGGTTCAGCGTCCCCGGTACGCGCAGTATGCGGACAATGTCGGAGGTTACACCGGCATCGCAGCGGAGGTTGTGTTTGAGTGCCAGAGCCTTGAGCCCCTCGGCGTAGGGACGCCACTCGATTTCGGTGAGCGGCTTGTCGCTGATCCAGTAGACGTGCAAGCCGCCGCCTGAGGCCACGAGCGCCGTGGGCGTTGGCAGGCTGGCGTCCTTGCAGAACGTCACGACCGCTGCCACGGCGTCTTCAAGCGTGGCATACCCCTTCGGCGGGTCCTTCACGTCCACGTCGAGCCATAGTGCCTTGACCGCTGTCACATTGGTGTGGTGGCGCAGCGGCTTGGCCCGTCCCGCACGGTTCTTCGTCGCCTTCTCCTGCGTGGAGAGGCAATAATAAATGTCCTTGATGACGTTCTTTTTGTTCAGACCCCAGTTCACCGTGTCGATGAACTTCTGGAGGGTCGTAGACGGAACGCCCGACCAAAACTGTTTGGCCGGGTCGTTCTTGTCGTACAACGTCCAGTGAATGTTAACGTAGCCGGGTTGTCCCCCCGGCCACGCCACAACCCGCGTGAGGAATTGTTGGGTGGCCGACATTCTGCATCCTGTTTTTTACTTTATTGTTTTGAGCAGGTTCGCGACACGGGCGTTCATCGCCTCGTCCGCTTCTGTCGGTTCTCCTGTGTCCGCGACTGTCTGCGCTGCGGGCGCTACCGGTGCCGCCTGCATGGGGGCCGGGTTCGCCTGCAAATTGAGGAACCCCGTATTCACCGTCTCGGGCTCCCTCGGCTGGGGCGGTGTTACCGGCGCGGTAACCTGCGGCTGCGGCGCAGCGATCTGCGGGTTCTGCGGCAGAATACCGATCTGCGGCAGGTGCGGCGTCACGCCGTGCTTGTCGTCGCCCGTGATGCGAAGGCTCTGCTGGTCCTCACGCAGGGGGAGGATCACCGGGGCCTCGGCGTCGGTCAACGCTTGCAGCGGCTGGAACATCATCTTCGGGTGCGGCTGGTTCGGGTCGAACTTCACCCGCGTCACGACCGCGTAGTAGGGCCAGCCCATCTTCGTAAGCTGCTCGCCGTAGGTGGCGAGATTGTTCAACGACGCAGGTGGGATACGCAGGAACACCGGCTCCATGAGCGGGGCTCCCAACACTTGCTGCGACTGCGACGGCAGGAGGAGAACCGCCAGCCGCTTGTAGTCGGTGCAGTCGCGGGCCTTGCTGCCGTCTGCGTTGGTGCGCCACGCATTGCGCGGGCAGATGGCGCAGGCCGTTGCCTGCTTGTTGACCACCTCGTCATCCGGCGTCACGCCGTTGAGCGAAGCGCAGATCGGGCGCATACCCTCGCTGGCGCTCGGATCGTACTTCTCGTAGTACGACTTCGATTTGTTCTTGGCCTGACGCAATATAATTACGTCGAGGTGATTGGCTGGCGAACCATCGTCGGGGCGGACGAAGGTGTATTTCTCACCGCGCAAGCGCAGCGTCCACACCTTGCCCTTGTACCCAAGGATGCCATAGCTGCTGCCGATACCCTCGGCTAGGCTCTCCTGCTCTCCGATAGCGCCAAAGGCCTGTGCAGGCTTCTGACCCTTGAAAGCAGACATATCAATCAGTTCTTGTCCCATAGGGGGGCTCCATGCGATGTTACCGGACCGGTAACGGTTACGTGCTTCTCACTCCAACGGATTTAACAGCACTCAGGTTGCAGCCGGGGGGCAGCGCCTTGTGTTCTTCTATGTACGCCTTGACTGCGGTGCTGTTGGCCTTGCGGTCAAGGAGGTCGAACAATTTGTGTTCAATAACGAAACTCATAAACGCCTCGGGGTCGGGCAAAGACGCTTGGTGCTTGACAGTAAGGTACGCCGTGCCAGCAGCCGTCTTCGCTGCGGAAGTACCACTGGTTTCTAAAAAATTCATTAGCCACGCACCGATTTCATCGCGAGCTTCTGTCCACGCTTTCTTAGCTTCTTCGTGGGCAGCATCCATCTTTTTGATCTGTTCGCGGATCATGCGGTACTGCTCAATCCGCTGAGCCACGTTCTTGTGTACTGATGTTGCATCACTCATGATCTGGCTCCGTCGCGCTTTGCGGTTGCATCCTCAAACATATCCAGCAGTTGATCTTGCACCTTCTGCTTGCCGCGCAGGAGAGCGTATATCTTTTTCTCCACGGGCGTACCTTGCAGGTGCAGGATTTGCTGCTTGTGTTTTTGGCCGACGCGACGGATGCGGGCGTTGGCTTGCTCGTAGATTTCGAGCGATGCTGTTGGTCCGTACCATATCACAGTGTCAGCGGCAGTCAAGGTCACGCCGTGCGCCAGACATTCTGGGTGCGCGAGCAGTACCTTGTATTTCTCGGTGTTCTGAAACAGATGGAATATCTTGTCGCGATTGGGAGTGCCCCCGTGGACGGTGACGTTCTCGTACCCCTCTTTGTCTAGGTGTTTGGCGAGGCCGGTCAGCGAGTGCCGGAATGGCACAAACACCATCACCTTGCGTTCAGTGCCCTCCAGTATGTCCATCAGCGCCTCGATGCGCGGCGTTGCATCCAACTCCACATACTCGGGGCTCGTCGTGTAGACCCACCCTTGCGACACCTGCAACAGCTTGGACATAGCAGCGGCGGCGTTGAGAGCCGTGATCGCCTTGTCCTCCACCATCGTTCTAAATTCGCGAGCCAGCTTGTCGTAGGCCTTGGACTGTTCCTTGCTGAGGGGCACGTCGATCACCCGGCTTACCAACTCGGGCAATTCCACAACGTCATCCAAGGCGAAGCGCACGCTGGGTTGCATCCATTTGAACGCCTTCTCGACTGCGTCGGGCTTGGGGACCAGCTTGAATTGGCTGATCCGGTTCATCAGGATGCTCTCGGCCTGACGATAAAATTGCGGTACAGTTTGCGGGGTGACGATTTTGCACTGAGCCCACACGTCAGTAGGCTTATTTGGCATAGGGGCACCAGACATTCCCCATACACAAGAGAACCGTTGGGCGAATTTACGCATAGCTTTGCTACGCTGTGAGTTGTTGCGGTAGACCGCGAGTTCATCGAGGATGAGTACGTCAATATCTGTTCGTGCATGGAGGTCTGCCTCGATCACTTTAAGGCCGTCGTGATTGATAATGAAAATGTCCGCTCCTGAGCCAGCTAGAGCCGACAACCTTTCGGCCTTCGTACCGTGCAGGACTGACACCTTTCGGCGTGGTAAGGTAGCAAAAGCTTCGCGGGCCCATACGAAGTGCAGAGTAGATAGGGGTGCCACGATAAGCGCTTTGCCGCAGAGGCCTTGCTGGTATAAGTAGTCCCATGACCACAGGGCCGTTTTCGTCTTCCCCGTTCCCATATGATTTAATACGTATGCTCGGGGATTTTCTGTGAGAAGGGCGCATGTCTGCCTCTGCACCTCGAACGGTTGCGCTGCTCCCCAGTCATAGTAGGCGAGCATCGGGTTCGGGGTTTTGTATCCAATGTGACGGAGAAGGTGGCTCTCGTGCAGCGTGTGCGGCACGACCAAATTGTTACCGCCCGGTAACTCGGGGGCACCGGGGAATAGGTTCTTCGTCGCTGTGGTCTTGGGTATGACCAGCGACTTGTGTTCCCTTGAGACGACGACGTTCATAGTAACGACCGTATGTACGACAATGCTTCCGCAAGTGAAGGTTTATCCTTCACCACGAACACCTTGCCACCGGCTATCTCAATAGCCGCTTTAGTCTCTATTTGGCGCGGTGTCAACTCCTTCCCCGGCACTTTGGTTTCAATCGCAACGAACTGACCACCAGCGCAGAGGAAGTAGTCCAAACCGGGCGATCCGTACCCGGTCTGGACTGGCATAAACTTGAAGACGTAGGGCCGAAACTCTTTCAGCCCTTCGTTCACCATGTGTTTAACGCGACCCTCTGGGGTCACGCCACGCCCTCGATCTTGCCCTTGCGGAGCATGACCCAGCCACCGGCTGAAATGATAATCAGCCCCTCATCCACCATCTTGCCCAGCAAGGTGTGAATTGCTCCCTTGCCGCCCGCTTCAAGGAACTTCTGGTGAAGCACCTTTTTGTGGAGGGCGGTCGGATGCACCTTCGCCAGCACGTCCAGAATGATAGTCCGTGCTTTGTTGATACGCTCCGCTTGGGCAGCGGCGGCTGCTTCCCGTTCCTCTTTGGACCGCCACGCACCCTTTTTACGGGCGACGTGGGTGTCGCCGGTTACCGGCGCGGTAACACCGTTCGGTTTCACCGCGATCTGGACATTCTTGAGGACGACAATGGTGTAACGCTCGTAGGTCGCGCCACGTCCACTGTTGAACCAGATAATGTCCTCCACGCGCAGCCGCCGCATACCGGCAAGGATCGTCGTCCGAGTGTAACCATACTCGGTTTTCAGGTCCGCTATCAACTGCTTGAAGTTCTGGTGGTAGTGGTGTCGGAACAGGTACTCCTTGATTACCATGTCGACAGTCACACGCGCCGGGGGTGATACCGCCTGCTTGGGCATGGCGGTTCTCATTTTGGCCAACGCGGCGGCAACCTTCGCTGCCACGGCGTCGTCAATCATCTTCTGCATCTTGCGATCTGTTTTAGTCATCTGGAGTGTGCTTTCACCTTTTGTGATACAGCCTGTTGATAGGAGACGCCTGCGCGGTCTGCGGCATTGCGTTGCAGTCCTCTGCGGTGTCTTTTGGTTGGAGTTGCTGGAGCAACCCGATTTTTGCGAGCAGCGCGTCAGACGGATATAGGTGAATATCGTCCTCGATAATCACCGGGTCTGCACCGTACTGCTGCACAAACACGAATACTTTTCCGTTGTGGGCGCACACACTCATGTGGGCGGGTCCGTTGTAGAGGCGACCGGGCTCCATGCCGGGGTGCTTCGACGCCTGCGCGGCTGTTTCCGCCATACGCATACGGTCAAGCAGCGGGCCCAGCATTACGCTACAGTCGTATACCGTTTCCCTCCGCGATGGCGGATCAGGCCGCACTTGGTGCATTATCTCTTTGAAGTCCATCTTCACGCCTGCTTGGGCAAGCGCGACTATCTCGCTCACCCCCAAGACGTGGCGCGGCGGCTCCGTCGGATGACCACCTATTACATAGGGCTCGGGGTATTGCGGATCGTAGATGCTGTTGCTCATGATGCCCTCAGATCGCGTTCAAGAATTGTGATCGGGCGATAGTCCCAGACCGGTTCGCCTAGGTTGTGGTTACGTTTCCGCAGGCACTTCTCCAGCCACATGACATAGCCGTCCTGCCGGGACCACCTCGGCACCCAGCAGAACATCGGGTGCCAGTTGTCCAGTCGCTTTGTCTTTTCATCGGGGGTTTCGTATCGCCACCTCATTGGATGATCCCCAGATTATCCAAGGCCTTTATGGTTGTGACGAGCCCAATTACGAACAGGATGACGCAGACAATCACCACCACAGTCCACACCATCACGACTAAACTCGCCAGATACCACAAGAGCATCAGGCCGGGTGCCAGCATCAACGCGATGCCCGTAGCCAAGGACATTTTGTACCACGTCGAATTTTCAATCTCTCGGCGCATGTTATCTGCTCTCCACTTTTATGTCAACTACGTCCACGCGCTTGTCCGTCACGAACATGCCCCCGAAAACGGGCTTGCCCTCGAAGTCTGCGCGGAACACTATGATTTCTCCGACCGTTACAGGGCCGGGTATCCAGCCCCGTATCAAGTCCCCTTGCTCAGGTCCGCCGCCAGCGATAGCGGCAAAGTGGCACCCATTAGGGTACACCCTTTCCACCTTCTGGCGGCTGACCACTTCAAAGTCTGCGATCATAGTTTGTTTTTCCGGTTGAACTCCAGCAGGTCGAACTTACGCGCTTGCAAGGCCTTCCTTGCCCGCTCTACGTCTGACGGGTCCACATTGCCCTTTGACATAGCTGCTAGGCGCTGCTCCCACTCCCGTATCTCGGAACGTAACTTCCGCCGTTGACGCTTGAGGAAGCGGAGCCTGCCCTCCGGTGTCTCCGCTTGGGTGGCTATACGCGGCGCGGAGGTCTGAGGCTCGCTTGGCCGAGAAGGCCACGCTGGCCTCACTTCGCCCTCGTGGCGTCGCAGAAATGAGGGTATCGGCTCCCCCTCCTGCGGCCACGGGCACTCCAGCGCCCAGCGCCGCCCCTCGTCGTCGATGATATGGTCCGCGTGAAACTTCACGGGCATATGGTCGTCCTTTCTTCGGTTTTGTTACCGGCTCGGTAACAGGCTCGCCCAACAGTTGTTGGATCAGCGGTCGAAGCAGGTCCACCTTGCTGAGGTTCAACTCCCTCGCACGGCTATCCAGCTTGTCCCACAGGGGCCGGTCCAACGAAATTGAAATCGACCTTGGTAGGCCCATTGTCGTGTCGATCCCACGAGTATGATACTTCGTTGCCATTGGCATCAGCCCCTTTGATTGCTTTCCTTGCTCTGCGCTCACCGCTCTCGATCAGCAGGACCATGAACAGTATGATCCCCACCGCTATCGCAGCGGCCTTGTACGGGTTCATGCGGAACATCAGTAACTCCCTTTGCCGTGGTACGGGCAGGTAGTGACGGGGCAGTATCGCTTGCACAGTCGCCCCGGTTGCGGAGGATAGTTCTGAGTGTTGTGCGCCACGGATAGCGCCTCAACCCTTGGATACATCCCCTTCCACTCACCCGCCACGGCTTTGCGGGTGAACACTATCTCGGTGTTGGTGTTGTCCTTGATCCAAATGTAGTCCGTTCTCACCATCTGTACGCGCGGGTAATGCACGAACACGCATTGCGCGAGCAGGAACATCTGCGCGTGATCCTCCAGCACCTTGCCGGTTTTCCAGTCGATAGCCCACGCGAAGGTATCGTCAACACGAAGGGCGTCGGCAATGGTGCGTAGCCATACGTCTTTATCGAACCATCCTGTCTTTTTGAAGGCCTCGGTGATGGCGAACCGTTGCTCCACCATCAACTTGCCGGGGCCAGCCGCTACAATGTCTACCCACTTCTGGTACTGCGCGAACTCAGGCGGCAGCGGAGTGCCAGTCTCCAGCGCGTTCTGCATGACCTTGTGCAGCCGGTTGCCCCAGTCCAACGGGCCTCCCGGTACGACCGCCTCGGCAAAGTTCTTGAGTATGTCCACCTCGTGATGGCGCTTGGGACACGCTTCGTAGTTCTTCATACGAGAGTAGGACCATGCGAACGGTTTACTTGTCATCTGGGAACCTCGGGGAGCAGTAGGCCAGCGCGTGGCTCCATGTGGTCGGCTCCCACAGGTCATACTCTGGGTCGCCGCCGTTGTGATCCGCTACATAGACCCATCCGTACATCGGGACGTGCGAGGTCTTGCCCCACTGAGTGCGGCGCTTAATTCCCCCCCGCTTGCCGACGATCCACGTCCCATCCTTGGGCGCGGTGCCGATAGGCTTCCAGCGGTTGGTAGTGAGACTGCTGTAGGCGTGAAGCATTGCTTACGCGACCCAACTAAGGGCGTCCTTTATGCGGAAATGATAGTGGATGCCGTGGCTGCACGTTTGGGCCTTATCAGGGTTGAACTGATCGGGGTAGACGGTCGTGCCAATCTTGTACTCCAAGCGCGTGCCGCTGCCGTAGACAGCGTTGCGCCCCACCACGGTTTTCAGTCGCCTGCCTTTTTTGTACCCACGATGCCAGCCCCCGGCCACCTGATAGATAGCTATGACCTTGGCCTCGCTCGCCCGCGACTTCCCGGTAAAGTGGACGTGCTTTGCACGAGCGGGAATAGCCAGCCGTACAAGCAGCGGCTTGTAGCCGTGAAGTGAACGGCAGTATTTCCAGCCCAAGTGGCGCTGGCCTTTTTTGGGTTTCTTCATGGTGTACCTTTCTTTGGTGGAGGGGCTGTTACCGGTCGGTAACGCGGTCCTGTGGGTGCAGCAGGCCCGGTCGCACCGGTCGCACCGGTCGCACCGGGTACCCCGTACCCATACGGGTGCGTCAGCATGTGCATCTTGTATTGTTCCAGCAGCGTTGGGTCCTTCACGATGCACTCCATGCAAATGTCGGCCCCCATTAACTTCGTAATGTGGTCGGGGCTCATTGGGTCGTGACAGTAGGCACACTTCGGCTTGTTGAACTCCAGCGCAAGATGCACATTGGCGAGCATTTTCTCGCTCGGAAACTCCTTCGCCAATTCTGACCAGCCTATCTCCATACGCGGTATCTTGACGCCGACGACTTCGGCCAAGTCCTCGCATGTCTTATAATAGGACACCTCGATCAGCCTGCGCTTCACCCATGCCTCGACCGTACCCATGCGAGCGTGTCGCGCTGTTACCTTCGCACCTTGCTCCATTTCGGCAAGGCGCTTGGCCATGTGGTAGAACTCTTTGACCTTGTTCTCGGTCACTGGATCACCTTCATGCAGTCGATGACATACTTGGCTTGGGCCGCAGCGTCGTCCGCTGCATCGTGTTCTACCTCAGGCACCGGACGCGGCACATGAGTGCAGGGGCGCAGGGCCGCGAGTGTGCGAATGTCACGCACAGTACGGAAGCCCCACGGCACCTCCAGCTTGCAGCGCCGGTAGGCGCTCTCCATCAGCGATACGTCAAACGTAGCGCCAAAGCCCCACGGACAAAAGCCGGGGTACATGTGGTTCTCGATAAAGGCCGAGGTGACACGCAAGGCATCTTGCAGGAGGACACCCTGCTGGGTTGCCATACCCAACCGGGCTTTCTCATTCTGTTTTAGCCACCACGCAATCGTCGGCCACGTCACTGTCATGCCAAGGTCGAGGCACGATTGCGGCTCTACCGCGATCTTGATGGGCTTTCCTATCTCCCCGGTCGAAGCGTTGAAGGGGCACAGGCCGATCTGTGTGATGACAGCATCGGGGTGGGTACCCAGCGTTTCGAGGTCTATGCTCAGATCAGTGTATCTTTCGGTCATGGATTGCCCTTCCTGACTTCCATCCAGCGACCACTACCTTCGCGCAATTTCTTGTCGAGGTTGTAGTCCCGCAACTCAGCCGTCTCGTACTTGGCCCAGACCCGCCACTCGCTCCAGTATTTGTCACGCCAGAGCCTCCAGCGGTACTCAATCGTGAAGGGGCGCACCCTCTTTCTGGCACGGCTTCGCGGCTTCCACTCATCGGAAGCTACCGCCGCCTTGCCGGGGTCGCCCTGCTTGCTCATCAGAACTTTTTCGCTTTGTTCCTGCGTCTGCGCCAGTCCCTGACGAACGCCGTCGCGACCCACCATAACAGCCAGTAGATCGTGCCGACGCCCATGATCGTGATGAACACTGGCCCCGCGTTGTAGTTCACGCAGAGCCAAACGATGAAGCCCAGACAGGCCAGTCCGCAGAGGGCGAGGAAGTGGCTAATCATTGGTCGAACCCCGCGAGATAGGCTTGCCAGTCGCCTGCTCCATTTCGATCTGGAGGAGGGCGAGAACGCGCCAAGCCGCCTTTGCCATATGGCGTTGGCCGTCAATGTCGAAGCTGCCTCTCTCCATGATGTGCCGTACAATGGTGTCGGCTTGATCCATTGATTTCCCCCGCGCCCAATGCAGCGGCTCGCCGGGGTTGTGTTGGTCGTTGCCCGCCTTACTGACACGGGCAACCTCCAGCAGCGCGAGCGGGAAGTAGTCGAGAACACCGGTGCAAATTGGGTACTCCTTTCGCTCCTTCGGGTCGGTCGGCAGATAAGGCTCCGTCTGCTCGGTCGAAACTTTGGTTAAGTCTTCAATTCGGCGCGTGTTACCGATCCGGTAACGAGCGGCGGTTTGCTCCGGGCTCTCGCCTTCGCGAGGGGTGTTGGTCAAGAAAACTGCGGGGTTCATTGGTAACTCCATTTGGCGAGGGCACACCTTGGTTGCGTGTGTGTCACGACAATCTAAGCAGTACCACGGCATGGTTGAGGAGGACCACCGTATTGCTACGGCGGTCCCTCTGGTTGTGGCCCTCAGGAGGACCATTTGCTGGCGTTCCACCAGCCAGTTAGATAGCGGACATTGCCCCGGTCGTGAAGTGGGGTTTTACGCTACCCGTTCATAGGTAGATAAACTTTAGACCCAGCGCCTTTGCAGTATGCCACTCAGCACTCACGCCAGTGGAGGCTTCCCAACCGGGGAGACACGCGATGGCTTCGGCATGAGCGCAAATCCACTCAAGGTCCTCACCCAGCGCCTGCCGTAAGGAGAAGTTATGCTCCTTCGCGGCCTGCTCAACACTACCAGACACATTGCCTTTCGATATATCGGTTCCGTGACGCTCCATGTCCTTCTCAGCGGGGCTGAACACTACATGGCCTTGTTCGCGTAGTTTCGCTGCCGCAACGTGGAAGGCAGGGAAATTAAACTCAGGGTATCCTCTCATAGGACCCGCAAGGTATATCCTCACTTGGCTTCTCCATATGATCCACCCACACCCATGTCGGCTGTAAGCGGAATGTTTTTGGCCCACGATGGCGGGCGGACCATTTCAGTGTGAATGATTTCCTTCGCCTTGTCAACCTCACTTTCGTGGACGATAAACACGAGTTCATCGTGCGCCTGCAATACGAATTTGTAGCCCCGGTCGGCAATGCGAAGCGCCGCGTTCATCACCACGATACGCGCCAGCGCCTGCACGATGTTCTCTAGCAGCTTCGCCCCGTAAATCTTGTGCGTGAACCGCCCGTAGTTATACAGGAGGTCGTTCGTTTCGGGGTCGACGCGCGGCGCGTCATATTGAAGCGCGAGCCCGTTCGGCAAATCGACGCGCCCCTTTGATATTGTGACCGGGCCAAAGGCTTTCGGTGGCCCCTTGCCTAGCCATGCGGTGGTCAGGAAATTGTCTAGTATACTCCACGAGTGTTTGATGCGGTAATTCACCGTGCGATATTTCTCCACCGAGGTCTGGGCCAGTTTGCTGTCCCATCTGCTCCCGAGTGTTAATCCCTGCATCCGTGCCGAGGTCACTACCATGCTGTCGAACTTGACCGCGCCACAGCCGTAGCCGAGACCCAGAATAGCGGTCTTACCGATGAACCTTTCAACCTTGTGCAGGGTCGGGTTTACGTTCATGTTGAAGATGTGGCTCGCCATAATCGCGTATGGGTCCAGCTTCTGGCGAAACTGCTCCAGCAGGCTGTCTTGTCCGCAAATCCACGCCACCAGACGGGCTTCTATTTGGCCGAGGTCTGTGACGATCACCTTGTGGTGGGGCGGTGCGACGAGAGCCTTGCGAAGTTTCGACGCGCCCTTGCTCCCGCGCTCCGTCGGCATGTTCTGCATGTTCATGCCCCAGTCGCCGCTCAGCCGGTGGGTGTGCGCTCCACCGTACCGAAGTGGGACCGGCATCGTGCCGCCCGAGTAAAGACGCAAGTTACCGTCCGGTAACACGCTCCACGGAAGTTCAGAGATTTCGAGCAGCTTCTTGGCGCGGGTTTCTTCAATAGTCGATTTCAGTCCCAAACGCGCAGCGGCCAAAGCCTGCACGGAAGGGTTCTCATGTTCGAGCAAGTCCGCCATGAACCGATCCGTCTTGGCGAACGCGGGCACGGACCTTCCGCTCGGGCTGGTTTTGTATTCAATCGGCACCCCGAAAGCCTCAAGCAGCACCTTGAATTTGTCGGCGCTCATTACATCGCCGCCCACCACGCCTGCCTTGGCGAGCAGTTCTCCCTTGTGGATGATGATCTGCTTGAGGTGGTCAGACAGCATTGGCCGGTCAATATGAAAGCGGGGTTGGACCGCGCAGCGCAGCACTAAGTCCATCACTCTTTGCTCACTGGCCGGAAACATCGGCAGGAGCCGGTCAAAGATAGCAGCGCAAAGGCCCGCGTCGTTAGCCGCGTAGTCGCAGAACTCTCTCCATAGTCCATGCGCCATGATCTGGTCGCGCCTCATTCCTATGACTTTGGGCAGCGCCCCGGTCTTGCTCCCTAGCTGTAGGTGCTTGGACACGGCATCCAGAGAAAAGCGTGTCAACTCGTGGCCAAGCAGCGCCCGCGCCATACCCATCGCGTCTAGCATACGCTTCGGCACAAAGCCGTAGCGGTATGCTAGGATGCAGTTGTCGAACAGGGCGTTAAACGTGACTGTGGTGGTGGTGTTGGGGTCGTATTTGGCAAGGAACCGGGGGAAGTCTGGGCCGTCAACGGTGAAGGGCGTGGGGTTGTCGTCCTCCTTCACCCCGCAGCATATGCACTCAAAGCGAGTGTCAAGAATATAGGCAGGCGGGGGCATAGCCGTTAGGCTATACTCCCGACTGTAGTGCGTCTCAAAATCTAGTACAAGCAGCCGGTGCATTAGAGAGCCAGTGTCAATGATTGCGCCCGTATTTCCACGCCGCTCTTGTGCGTGAACTTGCGGGTACTGATTTCCAGCTTCATGCCAGCCTTAGCATCATATGTCTTGTCTGGCAATAGCAGGGCACTGGCCACCGTTGCTTGCGTCTCCCGTATCAACTCCAGCATGGGACCGATAGGTTGCTTGGGAACAACATAACGCACAGGCTCCCCGCCTTGCAGTTCCTCATGGTCAGGAGCCAACGCTCCCATCGTAGGCCAGTAATGGCGTACCGCCCCAGCCGTACAGTGGGTGTCCAGCCAGCGCATCGTCTCCAACACGCACTGGAATTGGTCGTGGATAGCCTTGACGTGATCCACAAGGTCAACCAGTGGCTTCGCCTGCTGGTGGTTAATCTCCAGCATGGTGTCCGCCGCAGACAGCATCTTGAGGTGATCCTCGTAGTCGATGGTCAGCGTTACGTCGTCTGTCAGGTCATAGGACACCCACTTGTCGTAAAGCGGGGTAAGCCCATAGGCAGCTTTCAGCCGCTCGATAGTGTCTGCCGCGAACAGCCAAGGGATAACGTCCTTAGCCGTATAGCGGAAGTCCATCGTCGCGTAGATCACGCGCTTGCACAGCTTCTCGATGTTCTGCTCCGCAGTTGAGAAGTGCCCACCTAGGACACTGTTGCTGCTTTGCAGATGGTTGAACTTGCGGCGTCGTTTAGGCCATGCCATTGTCGTCAGCCTCCATCTTCATTTTGAGTTCAAAGAATTTCTGGACTAGCGCCTCGTGGTCCCACGGCTTCTCCAGCCGCATGACTTGTCGGTGCGCCCAGATGTTACCGGGCCGGTAACAGGGGTGGCGGAACTGTGACATTGAAATCTCCTAATTCTGCGTTGTTTAGGTGTTAGCGGTCAGCCGCGACATTGCGGAGTATGTTTTTAACTTTCTCCGTCAATGCGTCCCATTCCTCGTCACTAAGATCGAACTGAGCCATAACGAAGCTATCCTCGTCTGATTGCGACCATTCGTAAGCTTGCGGAGCGGGCTTAGTCCCCAAAATCTCATGAATGGGGTGTTCCGGGTCGCAAGTGCAGAGGTCTGGCCAAAGCCGACAATGACGACATACGATGCCATCTGCGGTTTCGATTGTTTCGCATTTGAAAGTCATGGTTCACGGTTTTCCGTATTTGATGATTGACTGAACTTTGGAGGAATAGAACGGGTCTTGCGGGTCTAGTTTCGCGATTTCCTCTTTAACCTCGCGCCTTGATTCTTCGTCCCATGTGCGGCGATCCATTGGGTTGGGCTGAATATAGAAACTCATGGTTTGCTCCTCGCATAGGGGACTTTCAGTGGTTGGTCCGGCATAGCAGCACCAGTAACACAACCACCACGACAATGGAAAGGGCCATCATCGTTTCACCTCGGCCAGCAGTTCTCCCGCCAGAGCCAGTACCGTGGCCTTGCGATGGTCAGGGTCCATCAGGTCCGCAATAGGTCCGGTGTATAAGCACCGGTAGGTTGCGTCCCCATGCGGGCCTATCCGTAGGGTAACGCAGTCTCGATCTTGTGCGTCCACCCATAGGTTGACCTGCATGTCGGCGGTATGGCTCATAGCCGTCATTCGTAGCCCAGAGGAAGCGTGACCCAAGCGGTGGGCCTCTCCCCGGTTGCCTTGTACCTCTCCTAAAAATCTAGCCATTCACGGCTCCTTGACTTGAGAAGGGACACCGTGTTATCGGTTGCGTTACCAACCGATAACACGGTAAGTGGACTTGTCCAGCCGCTCGATAGGTGCGGCACTACAGTCTCGCTTGTCGATCACCTCGATCTTGGATTTGCTGGTGCCTATAGCAAACCAAATCAGAGCCAGCCAGAAGCATGGCCACCAGAAGCTGAACTTCTCATTCATTCGCTTCCTCCGCTAGCTTGACCAACTCCCACAGGATTTCCTCATCCTGCTCTGTCAGGTTCCATTCCTCAGCGCCGATCAATAGCTGTAACGCCCTTGACCTTAGCACCTTGGCAATCACCTGCTTTTCCTCAGGCGTAAAGGGTCTGCTCATTTGTCCTCCTGTCCGTAGCCTGTCTCATCCTCGTAGCCAGTCGGAGCGTAGTGCGTGGCAAACGCCAGCCACACAATCCATGCCGCCGCTGATATTCCCACCAGAATTAGCCATCCGGTTTCCATTAACGGCTCCAAATAGTCTGCCTGACCGACAAGTCTAGGCGCATTGGACTTGTTTCACCTCCGCACCGGAATAGTACGGGCCTCTTGTCGGGGCTCTGTAAAGGGCCAAACGCGCCTGTTACCGGACCGGTAACAGGCGCAATATCACTCTCGGTTAATACGTTTGATGCGGACCACCTCACCCCACGGAAATTCCTTGTCAGTGGTGGAGGCCCAGATCACCGGGAAAGCCGGTTCTTTCTTCGGGAAGGGCTCGCAGTATCCATCGGTGAAACCCATGAACACGTCGGGCACGTCCGTCTGCTCTTTCAGCCAGTCAAAGGCCAGCATGACGCGGGTACCCCCGCCGCCGCCCACGCCACGAGACTTGATGGTCTGCAAGTCGCTTGCGTCGGCCACCTCATCCTCGTGGCATACCTTGGTGTCACCCCACAGGATCGTGATGCGCTTGGGCCGCACGTCCTCGATGATACCGGCAACCTCGGCAAGGCAACGCTCTAACTCGCCCTTGCCCATGCTGCCAGAGGTGTCACCCCACAGCACAATCCAGCCCGCACCGAAGCCGCTCCTGCCGGGGCAGTACATGTCCCGCACGATGAAGCGCCTGTCAGGCTTGCGCCAATTATAGCTGCCAGAGCCGACCTTGCGGGCCAACTCCGTGCGGATATGCTCGGTCCAATCAACCTCAGGCTCCAGTATCTCTTGGAACATGCGTTGAAGGGCACCGCCCATCTTACCTTGTGACCGCTTGTTCTCCAACTCACGGGCCACAGCTACCTCAACCTGCCACTGTTGCGAATTGCGTTGCTGCGCCTGCTGAGCGTTGCCCGTGCTCTTACCGGGCGACAGGACCATATCAAAGCCCTGCGGGTTGCTGCCGCCGCCACCGCTACCGCCCTTATTCTGGGGACGTTTCTTGAAAATCTTCTCGTAGATTTCCCACGCCCCTTCCTTGCCTTCCTTGCAGATCGCGGGGTCATAGATACCGACCTGCTTGCCGTTCAGGTCCTTCGGCATCGAGCCCATGCGACTTGCCACCAGCAGCGCGTTGATGCGGTGGTCCATCGCGGTCTGGTACTGGTCATTGTCGAAGGGCAGCGGGCCCTTGGTAGGGCATGGCACCGTGCCGCTCTTGGTCAGGCGGTGCATGGTCCGCACGTCGTCGTAGACGTTGTGTTGTATCTCGTGGATCAGGATGAACACCCGCTCTTTGAGCCCGAACTCAAAGAACGTATCGGGGTTGAGCAAGATGTTCTGGCCATCGGTAGCCGCTATAGGCACTAGGCGGGTGAACACCGCCATGTGCCCATGTTTGTTGTCGTGATTTACGAGCAGCTTGTAGAAGATATGCCGGAAGCCCGGTGCCATCCACGCCATATAGGACATGGTGTCCGCCCAAAGCTGCTTCTGCTTGGGCGTCAAGTCCTCCGGTGTGATAGGGCCGGTCAGCTTGTCCAGTATATCTGCGATCTGCTCTGGCGTTGCGCCAGCAGGTATCGTGATCTGGGTCATTTGTTATCCTTCATTGCGTCCAGCAGGTCTTGGCTGATAGCCGGGGCTTCGCTCGTATCCCCTGCCTCGGCCAACTCTGCATCGCCCTTGGCTACCACGTCCTCAAGGAACACAAAGTCCTCGTGTCCCGAGAAAAAGTCATCCGAGAATATGGCGATCTTGGGCTTGATGCCGTCAGCCAGTAGGGCCATGTTCGCAAACGCGCGAGTACCCAACTGCTGCATGATTTTCTTGGCAACCTCGTGCTTATCAAGGTCACCGAAGTCAACCGCTATCTCTAGCGTGTAGGTTCTCTGGGCCATAGTATCCTGCCTCCATACCTCTCTGGCGAGCCCTGTGTAGACCGGCCCCGTATCCTGCCCGTTCGCAATCATGCGAGCGTGTCGTCTACGGAGCCGTAACCTATAAGCCATGCGGCCCACCGCTCAGTTGCTCAGGCTCGCTATGAGCGACACAAGCTGGGCGTTCTTGTTCACCCAACTCTGCATCGCAGGCTCATTGATGAGCCCCTTGTAGTCCCTGCGGAGCAGGCTGCTCACGTAAGTCACAGCCATATCCTTCGGGAAGCGGTTCATATAGGTGATGCACGGGGCAAGGTCGGCCCTTTGCGTCCACCCAGCCAACTCATAGGCCATCAGCATGAGCAGGTCTGGCCGGGTCGGCACTGGTGTACCGCTCGGATCAGACACCACCTCTGCGTAGCTCGGGAGTTGGGTGCGGAACTCGATATGACCCACTAGGGATTGTGTGGCGGGCATACCGATAGTACCAGCCAACCCCTCGATAGTGCGCGGGTCGGTCGGCACCTGTCCCTTGTTCATGTCGGCTTTGACCTGCAAGTAACGGTCAGCCGCCGTAAGAGTACGCGGGTTGCACCACGGGCCCTGCTCTTTGGGTTCGCTCTCGAACAGGAGGTCAGGATGCGTAGCCGCCCATGCCTTGGTTACAGGCATGACCTGCCACTCTTTGCCTTGATAGCTGTACGGCTTGTCCGCAAAGTCCTCCAGCCATACGTTCACATCGCCCGTAACCTTGAGCAGAGTGCGACGGGCGATACAGAAGTCAAAGTCCTTCGTAACGCCGTAGCGGGAGCCCTTGTTGGTGAAGGCGATACGGATGCTGCCTTGCGGCAGATACCACGGTGGGGTGCCACCGTTCAGGAAGATTTCCGCGATAGCCCGCTTCACATCGGCCTCGCCCTGCCCGTACTCCTCGATGATGAGCACGAATAGGTCGTACATATAGGCGGGCTTGCCCTCCGTACTGATGAACCACAGCGGGCAGGAAGGATCAGTCACCGTAATCATACGGCCACCAATCTCTCGCTCGCCCTTGAACTGATAGCCAATCAAGTCCGGTGGGGTCTGCGTAGCGGCGAAGATGATCCCCAACCCCACGGTCTTACCGGGATTGTCCAGCTTCGTCTGCTCGTAGATACGGAAGCCCATCTGGGACTTGCCAAGGCCCGAAGGGCTCTCGACTAGCGATGAGTTGCCCGCTCTGGCGTTCGCCAGAACTTCCGTATAGCACTCACGTAGGTTCATTGGTCACCTCTTGGTTGCGTGTTACCGGGCGGTAACATCTAGCGTCGGATCAGGTAGTACTCGCTCTGCTTGCCGGTGCGCGTCTGGATCAGGCGGACAGCACCCGCTTGATACAGCGTATAGATCGCCTCGGCCATCGTATCTAACCGCTTGTCACACAGGCGGTCCTCAAAGAGGAAGCCCGTGTGGTAGTGCAGCTTCTCGCCCTTCTTCATGCCTCTGATGAAAGACTTGAAGGTGTCGATGTTATCGGCTTCGTTAAGTACGGCCATCGGTTCACTCCTTGTCAGAACAGCGCTCCTGCTGCTCTGTGAAAGAGTGGTGACCGGTCGGGAGAACCACCAACCCAACCGGTCACCGTATGCGAGCGCAGGACAAGAGGCGATACCCCGCGCTCAAGCACTCATTACGCGACCTTTGCCTTCGTGGTCGCGGCCTTGGCGGTAGGCAGCGGAGCCTTCGCCTTGGCAATTTCGGCCAACCGTAGGGTCAGCTTCTCGACGGCTTCCTTCACAAGGCTCGATGCGTCCTGCGCCGTGCCCTGCGATGCCTTGCCGCTAATCAGGTTCTGTAGCGACTTGCGAGCAGCCTGAATGATTTCCTCGCCAGTCGCCATGTCACCCTTGGCCTTGAAGATGAACTGCTTGAGTTCGTCCTCGGGGATGAGTTGGTCCCGCTTGACCTGCTCACGGGCAAACCGGAGCAGCGTATTGCTCGGGTCGTCCAACTGCTTCGCAAGCTGCGGCTGAGCCTTCGCCTTGCCGCGCATGGTCAACAGCGTGTTAACCGTCGCCAGAGGCTCGCCCTGTCCGCCCTTGGTCCAGCCGCCAAGCTGTGTAACCTTGCGGACACAGGCAGCAGCCTTGCGGGCGTTACCAGCCTTGTGATCGTAGATCACAGCGCCGGTCTGGCCCTTCACCCAACGCTCGGTCAGCATGTGGGCATCGTCGATGCCAACCCCATGCTTATCGCGGGTCAGGTCGATAGCACCGTGATACCCGCCCTCGATACAGCGGTAGAGGAACTTGGACCAACTGTCCTTGCCCTTGCCGTTGTCAGCACCGAGCGTCTCGGCTTCCTTGAGCAGGCTATCAAGCGTGATGCGGTTAACCTGCGCCTGCTGGGCCGGTTGACCTGCGGTCGATTGATTGCTCATGCAATCCTCCGTTGTTGTCGCGTTACCGGTCGGTAACACGCTCCTATCGCGTCGAACAAAAACAGCATTACCGCTACAGCAGCGGGTTGCTGCGGAACCGTTTGTTGGGGAGAATTACCCCAATGAAAGGCCCTCCCTTGACCGTCACAGGCTCGCGATACGCCTGCCACAGTTCGCGGAACCCCAGCACTTTGCTGTTGTCCCGGCAATGGTTACGCCGCGCCCCACGGTATGTCGCGTGGTTGCGCGGTGTCTTAGCCGTGCGCCCAAAGTTGCGCTTTACCCCGATCTTCATATGTCACCCTCATGTCTGGTGTCGTAGAAGGATACCTCTGCGACAAACCCAAAGGCTCCCACCATAAACGATATGTTGGGACTGTGATCGCCCCTAAGGCGACAAGTCAAGTCGATGATGAACATAGTACCGTGCCACCGTTGGGCAGCGAACTCTAGCACCTTGTTACCGTTAGCGAAGGTGATGCTCTTGCAGATCATGGGTGGTGCCCTATAGCTGTATCGACCCACACATCGGAGCCGAAGTCTTTCTGTCGAAAGCAGTATTCAGTGTAGGCAGCGGTGGCACGTTTCACGCCTACCGTTGCCTGCCGGTCGTGCAAGGTATACTTTTGCAACGCCTGCCCCAGCAGATGGATGAGGTCCCTATCTGTCATCGCAACCTCTCGTTACGTAGGGCAGCGTTGTGGGCTATCCGTATAGCCTCGGACAGTTCCTGCCGATAGCGTTTCACGATGCGGGCACGGCTCTCCCGCTCGTACAGGCTTCCGTACAGGGTTGCCTGTGCAAGCGTTCGCTCGGCATGGTCAAGGCGAGCCTGCGCCGTCAGCACCCCATGCTCCCAACTCAGGAAGCTGGTAGGGTGGCGGCTCTGCCCGCCTGCGTTGTAGGTCTTAGCCTTGGTCATCGTTGTATCTCGGGTCTGGCCAGTTGAGGTAGCTGGCTCCCTGTGGATGGGAGAACTCGCGCTCAAGGGCCACGTTAGCAAGCACCTGCTGGCAGGCCTTCTCGTGCATGATGCTCTTGGAGAGGTCCGATGCGCTCTTGAGCAGCCCCAAGGCTGTATCCACCGCTGTCACGATGTTGCGGAAGGTAGTGGGTTGGGCGTTCATGGTCAGGATAGCCCGCGCTATGATAGCCACCTGATCTGCCTGCTCTTTGCGGACAGCCAGCACAGGCGATGCGGTATCGCTCATGACAGGCTCTCCCATATCTGCGCGGCCAATGCGGCCAGCACGATAACGCAGGCGCTGCCTACCATCGCTACCATAACGGTGGCGGCAATGGCGTCATGCCATCTGGTCAGGTTGTCCATGTTCTCGATCCTTTGCGGTGGTCTGGAAACACGGAAAGCCCTACCCCCGTCGCTGGGGTAGGGCCTTCGATCTTGCCAGAACTAGGCGTTTTGTATGTCCCGCCTGTAGTCATTCATGGATTGCAGCGTGGTCATGCAGTTGCCGATAGCGAGCCCCACGCTCGTGGCATCGCCTATCGCCTCCACTATTTCCTCATCACTCCAGCACTCAACGAGAATGTCCCAGCCATCCTGCTCGTAGTTCTCGGTGGCGTACTGCCTTACAGCGGTCACTAGGTTAGTCACGCTCATGGTAGCCTCCTGTGGTGGTTCAACCTTGTTACCGGCTCGGTAACGCCTACTGCCACATTTGCAGACGTTGTTGGCGTAATCTGGCCGCTTTCAAGGCATTTTCGAGGTTTTGCATCTTGGTTAAGGCTCGCCACTCGCCGGTGATAGGCTTCGACTTGGCAGGCGGCGGGCTCGGGTTCTTTAGGCGCACCGTATGGGGCGCAGACACGGCTTCTCGCTCCAGCCGCAGATTGTCCTGTAGGACTTTCTGCAACTGGAGCGCGATAGCCTCCATGCGTTCCTCAAGCGTGGGCATCAGGACCTCTGGACGATCTTGAGCAGGTGCCCGTTGTCCGTGACCTGCCCAGACTTGACCATCGCACCGATGATGGTCTGGTAGGTATCGAGGCTGAGCCCAAGGGGCATCAGCATCGCGTAGAGGTGGCCGCTCGGTACGCCAGCAGCGCCAGCCTCTCGGATGGCCTCCACGATGGTGCCGAGTACGAGTACAACAGCTTGTTTCTGGGTCATGTGACCCTCCTTTCGGTTGGTGGTTAGGTGCGAGGCTTCCACTCGCTGCGGCACGGGTCGAACCCGTTGCCTCTGGAGGCCGCGAGCCTCCCTGTGTTACCGGCGCGGTAACTTGCGGTCGCCCCACCGCTCAAGCCCGAGCAGCGGGGCAGGATCAGCGTAGTAGTCGCCGTCCATGTGACAGCGGCTGCGGTAGCTTCCGTCGCCCAGTTCAGCAAAGGTGGCGAGGTCGAGTACGTGGTGCTGCTGGGAGTTGACCGGAGCCTGTATCTCATCGAAGCTGTGGGCTCGGTCGGGGTGGATAAGGGGCTTCTTGTACTGGAGCATGGTGGTGTGTCCACTGTTGTGGTTCATTCGTCGCCCAACTACCGCGCCGAACAAAACGGGCGCTTTGGGGCTGCACATGGAAGTCGTGCCGTCCAAGGGCACCGAGGTGGTACGCATACATCGTATGCCGACACAATATGTAGTATGGGGTAGGGGCTGGGCGCACACCTTCCTAGGCCTGATAGAAATGCTGAAATGCTAGAAATGCTGGCATTTCTACGATAATACCTTGGGCTCCTCCATGCCCAACCTTAGAGTTGCCATCATGGGTACCTTACAACCTAGAGTATACAGTTCATTGTTTGTTCTTGATAATATATAGACAGACCAATGATTTAGCAGTTTAACCTTTCTACCCCGTGGCTGCGCTTCTGCCGGTGAAAGGGTATGGAGGAGGGGGGCATGGAGGAGCCAAGGGGTTTTATCGCTGGAGAAAAAGCATTTCAGCATTTCTAGCCAAATTTTGTTCGATTTGCCAGTGGTATCAAGGTCTTATAGAAATGCTGATTTGTCGGGTAATAATATTGCTAAATCCCGCGTAAGCCCTTGAAAACACTCTAGGTATTAAACCTAAAGTGCTTGAAATGCTGATTATCAAACCTTAACACCTTGTTACTGCTCCCATGTGTCGCCATTAACTATACACTCATACCCACTACTAATAGACATATGACAGGTAGCAAGGTGACACGACTGCGACATATACCTATCGGCGTTTTGTTCGGCGCGACAGTGGCACGGCGGCAATCACGCCGACCGAAAATAGGAGAACCATCATGTCAAAAGACCTTGAAGCCCGTCTGGCCGCTATGGAAGCGGCATTGGCTGCGGCCAACGCCCGCAACGCTGAACTTGAGGCCAAGGCGAATACGCCGCAGGTCATCACGTACAAGGTCAGCGAAAAGGGAGCCTTGTCCGCGTATGGTTTGGGCAAGTGGCCTTTCACGTTCTACCTTTCGCAGATTGAAAGGTTCGACGGCGACATTGCCAACCGGCAGGCCTTCATCAAGGCCAACCGTGCCAAGTTCGCGACCAAGGCGAAGGCCTAACCTACACTATCCCCACAGCCCCACCGGGCTGTGGGGCTTAGCCTTGGCCTAGTGTCCCCACCGGGGACGCTGGCCAAGGCCATTGGCCTCCGCGAAGAGGAGACTGTTCCAGAAATATGTAGGACCAAAAAAGGGACCGTTAACCATTTAATAAGGTATCACGGTGACACTCCCCAGTCTGGACGGGAAGTGGTACCGAAAGGGTCCGCCCTCAACAAGACCTCGTAGGGAAATGGGCGAGGTAACCCTCAGTCCAGCGACCCCGGCACGGATGTACTGCCGGGGTAACTTTTTGCGGGGGGCACATGTACTACCTTGTTACCGGAGCGGTAACGCTGGCTCTCCTCGCGGGGGTCATGAGCGCAGGCGCGAAGACATATGGCGAAAGCCAGTATGGCGGTGCAGACGAGAGCGAGTACTACGCTACGCTTATGCAACCTGATTACCCTTCTACTTCGTGTTGCGGCGAGGCCGACGTTTACTATGCCGACGAGCAGGAAGAGGGGCCGGACGGCACCGTGATCGCGATCATCACCGACACGCGCCCCGACGAGCGGACCCTCCCCGACGGCAGGGTCATCAAGCGGCAGCATATTCCGGTGGGTACTAAGGTGTTGGTCCCCAAGTACAAAATGCGGAAACACTACACGCCCAACCCCACCGGCCACACCATCATCTTTTTGGCGGGGACCGAGGGGGGTTGGATCGTGTACTGCTACGAGCCTATGCCGCTACTTTAGCGCGTACCCGCGCCAGTTCGCGCGACCGGTCCAGCATATGCTTGCGTAGCTGGTCAAGGTCATCTGAGTTGGCATAGCCTAGCACTGCTGCACCGAGTTCCACCAGATTATGGCCAGCATACATCGCTTGCTGGATGATCTGGTTGGGTGTGAGGGCGAAAAGGTCCACCCCGCGCACGATCCCCGGTTGCAGGTCAGGGCCCTTCTCGATGGTGATCGTCTCACCGAGATTGGCTGGCCGGTGCGACAACACCTGTTCCCCGGCCTTGTTGGCCAAGATACCCGTCTCAACCTGAGGGGGGAGCGGTGCCTTCGCCACCTTTTTACCTGACCGGCGCTTGTATTTGTCGAACATGATCGTCAACCCTTCGAGGTTGGTCACATGCTGCTGGGCCAGATACGCAACCAGCACGTTCACCGCCTCGTCGGGGGTAAACGCTTGGAGGACGCCTTGCTGGGGTCCGGCCACCTTGAACTTGTTGTGCAAGTGTGTGACGAACGCCCGCGCCAGTCCGATGTACTTGGCGATCTGACTTTCGCTGAGCCCTGTCTCGGCCACGTCGGCCTTGATCCGGGTCACCAGTTCCTCTTGGGTCTGAGGCGTGTCCGTGTTGGTGCCCACGATGAGGACCACTGCCGCCGAGCAGGCGAGAGTGATCGTCTGGCGCAGGTACCCGGTCGCGTTCGACTTGAACTGGGTCATCGCTTCATCGGTCGTAATCAGAGCCGTCACCTTAACTGAGGTTGGCTCCGTCTTCTTGGGTCGAGCCATTCCTAATACTCCTTGTGTTGAGCGGTCCATAAGCAAGGCACCGCACATAAGAACGTCGGTGTATAGTAATAGTTTCTTAACGTCTAGGATTATTTCATATGGTGCGATCACGTTTTCGTGATCGAGAGTGTGCAAAAAGGAACAGTCGGCCACAAAAAAGACAAATTGGTTCCGTAGGCTGTAAAACTGTAGGGGGGCGATCCTGCCCCAGTTTCTCTTCATTGCTGACGTGCTTAACCCTCAAGCAAGGAGTTGCTGGCATTATGCCCGACATGGCCAAGAAACAAAAAATCCTCACCAACGTGATCTGCCTCGGCAAGAAAACGCCGCTTACCAAGGCTGAGGCCGAGAAGCTGGCCGAGCCAGCGACACCCTTAGGCCTTACCCCCAAGAGAGGCTGGGAGACGGCGGTGGCCATGCTCCAGCAGACAATCGACGACATTGAGAGTGGCCGGATGAAGCCGCAGGATATTTTCATCGTCGCCACCAACGCGCCCTCGGAGAGCGACCAGTATGCGGTCCACATCCGGCGCTTCAACTTGACCCCGCTCGAACTGATCGGGCGCATGTCTCACGTCCTGCGCGACCTCGACCCGTAAGTTACTCCTTAATCTAACTGTGTTTCTGTGAGGCGGGCCCGGTCCCCGGCAGGCTCGTCTGGAAAACGGCGTGCCAATGGGGGTGCTGTGCGGGCTGGGCCCACTTGTTACCGGCCCGGTAACAATAACACTTTCTTAAGCGGCCTTGACCTAGGTTAAGGAGTGTAGTTACACTCCTAGGAAAAGGCCATGCAAGAGCCCAACAACAACGAAGTCCTCCCGCCAAGGGTGGCAAGGATCGTGGTGAGACTGGCGTCCGAGGGTATCCCCCTTCGCGCTATCGCCCGGTCAACGGAGTTTCCCAGCGCGGTAGTGCGGGAAGTTCTGATCGACGCTATTTCGTGCGGCCAGCTTATCGACCTCCCCAAGGACGACTGGCCACCGCTGCAAAACAGGGATGAGCGCGTGCCCCAGCCAGCCGGACCGCAGGCCGATGACCGGTCTCTCATCATTGACTGCACCCGTCTCTTCGGCGTGACGCGGTTGCAGGCCTCCCTCCTCTCGGTACTCATTCGACGCAAGGAAGCCAGCAAGGACATGCTCCACCAAGTCGTGGAGACGTGCCGCCATACTCGCTTGAACAAGAGCGACGCGCTGGAGGCGACCGACCCCAAGATCGTGGACGTGGTGGTGTGCCATCTTCGGAAGAAGCTGCGCCCATTCAATCTGGAAATAACGACGCTGTGGGGGAACGGTTACTACATGTCCGCCGAAATGCGGAAGCGGGCGTTGGACCTGATCGCCACCCACTCCAAGTCGCAGGACATAGGGGTAGCCGATGCCGAGCCCACTGCTGAACGAGCCTGAAATAATGCAGGCGCTGTCGCGTAAGGTCACGATGGACGATCTGGATAATATCCGGCTCGGGGTCATGCTTGCCACTATTGACGGGCGCGACCGCAAGATCACGCGCGAGCCTTTCGTGGACCTTGTCAACAGCGGCTTCAATCTGACGTGTTTGCTGGGGCGCATCTACGCCTACAACTACGTGAAGCAACTCCAAGTGGCGGGCCAGTTGGACCAGTTGGATGAACTGGTCTCGCAGCTTACGGTCCATGCCGAAGCCTTCAAGGCCAAGCTGTGCCATCAGATGGAACTGATCGCGCAGTGCCCCCAAGACGAGGACAGTAAGCATTAAATAACGCCAGTCACATACGCTTAAGTTGAGTGGTGTCCCGAACAAAACGGATGCCAAGGTAGGGGGGTGGGCTCGCGCTAATCTATGGGCTCAATCATGAAAATGGACTTCGAGGGACTGAACTGGATCGGGCACTCTGTCTCGACCGTGGCTATTCTCGGCACCCTCGCGGGTCTGTTGCCACCCATCGCCGCTCTCGCCGCGTTCCTCTGGTACTCGGTGCAGCTTTACGAGAGCAGGACTGTCCGTCACTACTTCGCCCACCGCCGCGCCAAGAAGATTGCGTCTCTCAAGGCCCGCCTTAAAGTACTCGAAGAAATCCATCACGAGGACGACAAACGATGAGTGCCTGTGCTACCGCCAAGCGCCGACGCCGCCAAGCCCGTCTAATTCACGGGCGCAAACCGAACCGACTTGACCTGAAAAGGGCGATGATCGCCAAGAGCCGCGCCCGCAAATAGAGGTGCGTTATGTCCACGCTGCGCTTGATATGCGACGCTTTGGTGCTGTGGACCGTGGCCTCAACCGTCGGGAGATTTCTTCCACCACGTTACCGTGAACGGCAAGTGCGACGTATTGCAGAGCGTCTGCTACGTGAGAGAAACCTTCCCGGTCATTTTTATCCGGTATTGCTCCGAGCCGTCCAGACTTTGCCCGAACAAACCGATACCCACCCCCCAGAGCCCTACACAGCTTGGGGCAAGCGTCTCGGTTTATCAGTAGAGTGGGGCCCCCGTTCGTTTGACGGCCCAGCAATGCCTCAACTGCGCGTAGACGC